AATTCTTTTAATCTAGTTACCTTTAAAAGAATATCACCTAATAATATTTTTTCTGTTGTAGTACCTAAGAAGGTAGCACGACTTTTAAAATTACTTAGTCTATCAATACCAGCGTAATCATTCCCCTTTTTAGTAATCGTTTCAAACATCTTTTTAGTAAAATTATCTAAAGTTTTAATCTGTTGTTCCTTGTTCATTATTCAATCCTTTCAATTTTTATTGATACTTTTAATTTTTCAGCTAATTTTTTATGATATGTCATATGAATTATTTTATTATCTACAAAAGAATAACAAGTATCTACAGATACTTTTCTCATTAACTTATTACTACCTCTTGTATAGAAATAATCACCTATTTGTAAATTATTAAAACACAACATCTAATCTACATTTTCAACCAAACATAATAATTCTAAAGCTTTTTCTTTAATCTCAGTTTTTATTTTATTCTGAGCTTCAATCTTTTCTTTTTGCTTATCTGATATTTCACCTAGTAACTACTCAAAAGAACAGTTTAAAACCTCTCTAATTTTCAAGATAGTACCAATAGAATGATTAATATTATTACCTTCATATTGAGCGATACTAGACCTATGCACTTGGATTTTATCAGCTAGTTGTTCTTGACTAAGATTATTTTTTAACCTTAGCCTTTTTAAATTATTACCAAAATTCATTTTAAACCTCTAACTTATCTAAATCAATTAAAATACATTCTGAAACAAAAGGGCTATCATATTCAGATTCTCCTTTTTGTGAATTATAAGTATCAACTTTAGTGATAATGCACTCTGAAATATTACTACTTGCTAATTTAATCTTGCTGTACTCATAATTAAATCTAAAACCTTTTGATTTTTTAATCCTTTTATCTAATTTATCTGAAATAATAAAATTATCTTTTCTTTTAAGAAAATAAAAAGTTTCGCAACCATCTTGATATACTTCATCTGAACAAAAATCTATCTTACCCAATGAAACAACCCAAAAAGAATTAAAAGCTCTATGACACATAATCTCACCATATAAAACTAATAAATTATTATCTTTTAATTTATTTTCTAGCTTAACTTCTCTCGCTAAACTATTATGATAATCTAAATTAGGATTATTATCTCTAATAGAAGGTAATACATCTTTTATATCTTTATGATTTTTATTTAAAAAATATGTAAAATCAATATCTGTTAACTCTTCTATAATTTCTTTAATTATTTGTTCTTTGCTCATCTTATTTTATTCCCTCGTGCCTATATACATTAATTTTAATATATTTTATAGTAATTGTTAACAGGAGTAAGAATTAAATTAACTCTAACACCCCTTTTCAATCATTTTATCTAATGCAATACTGCAATTATTAACATAAATCAATCTTTGAACTAAGTAATAATGGATAGCATATTTTAACAAACAAACCTTTTCTCTAAGACTAAACATTTTTTGTTATCTCCTTTTTTAATTTAGCTAATAAATCTTTTTTTTCTTGGCTCATTACCATAGTTATTTGTTTAGACTCAATAACTAACTCTTGGATAATTTCTCTAGGCTCTATGGTTAATTCCTGAACAGGCTTATTTTTTTCTTGATTCTTTTGGAAAATTGCCATCAGTTCATTATCTCCAAGTACTTCACAATAAAAAAACTGCCTATTGTAAAAAGCTGGTGTATTAAGTTCTACTTCATCAAGCCACTTTCCAAGCTTGTCTAAATATTCCAAGGTAACAGAATTATTTTTTATCATTTCAGCTTTTTTTAACATAAAGTTTTTATGAAGTTTCTCATGGTTTAAATTTACATATTCTTTATACTTTTCTATATTCTCTTGTTCTTTTTTATCAGCAGCTTTTAATTCAAGTAAAATCTCTTTATCTGTTTTAGGTTCAGAAGTAGTTAATAATTTTTCTTGGTTATCAATTACTTTTTCAACTACTTCAATCATTTTATTAAAAACTTTGTTGTAATCTTGGTTACTCATTCTAGTTACTTCCTTTTTCTAAATTCTTAAATTGTGTCAATGCACCATCAAAATATAATTTAACCGTTCCTACTGAACCGTTTCGATGTTTAGCTATAATTACTTCACCTTGACGTTTTTGGGTAGAATCTGGATTGTAATATTCATCACGATATAAAAACATAACAATATCGCTATCTTGCTCTATTGAACCCGACTCACGTAAATCACTTAATTGAGGTCTTTTATTAGCTCTTTGCTCCACTGTTCGGCTTAATTGACTTAAAGCAATAACAGGTACATCTAGCTCCTTAGCAAGCTTTTTTAAACCTCTGGTAATTTTACTTATTTCATTGTTTCTGTTTTGTTGATTACCTTCCGTTTCAATATCCATTAACTGTAAATAATCTACAATCACAGCTCCTAACCTTTTACCAGTTTTTTTACAATCTGATTTTAGCTTAAAGCTTTTTGATTTAATTTCCTGAACTGTTGCTGAGCTTTTATCATCTAAGTAAATTGGTAAAGATTTTATGTTAGGTAATTTAGCAATATAGGATTCTAAGTCTTTTTCCTCCAGGTATCTGTTTTTAATCTTAGATAAAAACAAATTAGTTTCTGAGCTAATAACTCTTTGTGTAATCTGTTTATTTGCCATTTCTAAAGTAAAAATAGCCACCGCTAAACTTTCAGTATTATTTTTAGTACTAGCAATATTTACAGCTAGATTAACAACAAAGGCAGTTTTACCCATAGCTGGTCTAGCTGCAATAATAATTAAATCAGAAGGATTAAAACCACCATTTAAAATATCATCGTCTAAATCTTTAAAACCAGTAGGAACTAAGTTTTTATCTTTTAGGTTTCCAGCTTCAATAGCTTCTATAGTTTCGGTAGCTTCTAAGTCTACTACTTCGCTAATATGTACCATGCTACTTTTGATTGTAGAATTAGCAATATCAAAAATACCATCTTGAGCATCATTAATTAAACTTTCTAAACTGTTAGTAGGTTCAAAAGCTTTTGTTACTAAATCATTAGCAAGCTTGATGACTTCTCTTTTTAGGTAACATGATTTAATAATATTGCAATATTCATCTAAACTGTAAGCTCTTGGTACTAGTTCTGTATAGTTCAATAAATCAGTAAAAGGGATCTGCAGCTTATTATCTTCTATTTCTTTATTTATAGTTATTACATCAACTGACTTATTATTGTTATGTACTATTTGAATAAGTCTAAAAATATCTTGATTAGTTGGACTATAAAAGCTTTCAGGTGTAACTATTGATAAAGCTTTTGTAACTGCTATATTCCCATCTAATAAGCAAGCTCCAATCACAGCACCTTCTGCCGTTATATTTTGTGGTGGTAATTTTACCATTAACTCGTTCATCTTTTTAACTCCTTTGATTTTAATAATTTTAGTGTTCTGGTAACTCAGAATAACTTCTTATTTGCTTAACTGAGTTCAAATATTTTCTAACTTCATCATCAGAAAAATATCTTAATTTGTAATGCCATGAGCGATAGTTTTTGTTAGAAATATACTCGTTAAATATTTCTAATATCTCATTGTAATCTAGCTTAGCTAAAATGTTTTTAAAGAACTTTATAGCTGAATTATATAAGCTTCCTTTTTTCTCTTTACCATCAATTAAGCTTGATTTATAGCTTTGAATATCATCTATTTTATCAATGATTTTATATGACATTTCTATAAGTGCATCATCTAACTTTTCTAGTCCTGTAGCTGGTATGTAATATTCTCTAAGTACTGGTTGCCATCTTTCAAAAAGTGGCTCTAATGCTTTCAATCTTTTATATCTGATATATGCTGGAGGTGCTTCTAAATCAAATTTTATAGAGTTATATAGAATATAAGCTTTTTGCTCATCTTGATAGTTAAAATAAACTAAGTGCTTTTGAATATGTTGCAAGCTGTAATTTTTGATTATAAGCTCTATTTGTGTTAAGCCTATGTCTTTTAACCTTTTTATAATTTTCTCTTCTAATTCTTTGTCCTGTGTAGTTCTATTTTGATTTTGAAAGTTTTGGTTAGGTTGAAAGTGTTGAAAAGTTTTATTTTGATTAAACGTATTCTTAGCAACTTCTTTTTTTTCAACTTGGTTATTTTCTTGATTGAGAATAATTTCTTTTGTTGAATCGAGTATAAATTTTTCATCTAATTTATTTTCCTTTTCTAAACTAACATTTGAAATTTCAGCTTGAATTTTATCATCAGTTTTTGGGTTTATATTAACGCTTACTATAGACTTATTTTCTTTATTAAGTTCTATATAAGATTCTATATAAGATTCTGTAGAGGGTAAAGATTGGCTATTTTCAATACTTACAACCTTGTTAGATGGTATAGTTTTTATACCGTCAATGGTATAGTTTTTATACCCCCCATGGTCTAATTTTTGACCCCCTTCTGGTATAGTTTTTATACCATCTAATGGTATAGTTTTTATACCGTCAATGGTATAGTTTTTATACCCCCCATGGTCTAATTTTTGACCCCCTTCTGGTATAGTTTTTATACCATCTAATGGTATAGTTTTTATACCGTTTCTAGCAACATTTAAATAAATAGTTTTACCATGTAAACCATTATCTTTTACTAAAAATAACTTAGCTTTTACTAAATCATTTATAGCAGTTCTTATGCTTGGTCTAGTAATATTTAAAGTATTACTTAAAGAATGTATGCTTATTTCTAATGAATCAGCAAAGTTATTTTTTACCATTTGTAATAAAAAATATTCTTGCAACATACAAGCTGTTTTTGATAATTTTAATCTTATTTCAAAATGTTCTTCATTAATAAAATAAAAAGATTTACATTCTAGATATTCTTTAATTGTTGTTTTGTTCCCATACATTATGGTATAATCCTTTTGTCATCCAATAAAATAATAGTAAAAAAGAGGGAGTTTCCGCTCTCTCTTTTTTATTGCTTATTCTCATTAATAAAGTTAATCAAGTCTGATTTTAAATAAATAAATTGTTTAGCTCCTACTTGAGTTCTTTTTAATTTTCCTGATTTGATAATTTTAAGTAAAGTTACACGGCTTTTTATTTTTAAAAAGTCCATGGCTTCAGTTTGACTTAAAGTTTCATTCATTTTTTATCCTCGTACATAAAATAATATAAAGTCAGTATAGCATATTTTTGTTTATTATGGTATAGTTTATGTATATTATTTTACTAAAGGAGTAAAAACAATGTTTGACAAAAAAAGAATTAAACAGATTATTACAGAAAACTGGAACGATCTAAATAATTATGAAATTGCTGAAATTTTAAATAAGGAAGGGTTAATAACAAGAATGGGGAAAACTTGGACTAGCGGAACTGTTTCATATTATGCAACTAAACAAGAATTAACTGTAAAAAGAAATCGTATTAAAACTTTTAATAGTAATTTTAAAAAAAGCGAAATTGATATTTTAATTATTTCAAATCTTAAAAAACTTAAACTTGATGATATTTGTCAATTGTTAAATGAAAAAGGTTTTTTTAATAATGTAAATCAACCTTGGATAAAATCAACATTATCTTATTATATTAATAATCATTTACCCGAATATAAAACAAAATCATATAGACAAACAAAAGTTAAACAATCATTTCAAAACCAAGAACCTATTTTAACTCCAGAGATAAAAACTGAGCAACAAAAAGAAATAGTGTTAACAGCTCAACAAAGACTTGATTTAATTGATAGTTCTATTTTTGAAAGTGAAGGTAAGTTCTTTACCGATAGTTTATCTATATCTAAGATATTTGATAAAGAACATAGAGATGTTTTAAAAGCTATTAATAATTGTGAGGTTTCAGAAAACTTTAGATCTGCGAACTTTTGCACAGATCTTTATTTTGATAATTATAATAGAAAGCAACCTAAAATCAATCTAACTAAAAAAGGTTTTAGCTTTGTTGTTATGGGTTTCACTGGTGAGAAAGCTAGTCAATTTAAGGAATCTTATATAAATAGATTTGAAGAGTTAGAAGAACAAGTTAAGCAACCAAAACAAGAATTAATAACAGATCCTCTTACTATTATGTCTATGTCTATAGAAGCTTTAAAAAAGACTAATGAAAAGGTTAATAAATTAGAATTAGATTTAGCAGAAGTAAAAACTAATATTACAGCAGAAGTTAAACAAGCTAATAAAGAACTAGAGGCTAAAGTTGATACTATTTATAATCATAGTCAAAAAGAAATTAGACTAGCTCAAAATAGATTAAAACAAACTACACTTGATTTAAATGTTGAAGAAACCCCAAAATCTTACTATGATAGAACAAAAGAAATAGTATTAGATTATACAGTCGCTGAGGGTTTAAAAAAAGAAGATTCAGGTATAAATTATGGTAAATTATATGGTGCTATGGAAAGAGCTTATCAAATACCTTTTAGACAAAATCTATGTGATTTAAACCAACAAAGACCAAGTAATAAACAAGTTTCAACTATTAGATACTTTAAAGAATGTGGTTTAGAAAAAGAACTTTTTGAGATGGCTTGTAGATTATTCGCACCGCTCCATTAAAATTTTTAGCCTAGATAATATATATCTAGGCATTTAAACAGTATTTATATATTATTTTATTTGAGGTTTTAAATTATGTTAGATGAGTACCAAAAGTTTTTAGAAGGGAAAATGACAAAAGTCATAGATTCAGGGTTTAATGTTGGGTTAGAAGAATTAAATAGTAAACTTTTTGATTTTCAAAAGTTCATTGTTAAAAAAGCTTTGTATAAAGGTAAGTATGCAATATTTGCAGATTGTGGACTTGGTAAAAGTTTCATGCAAATAGAATGGGCTTATCAAGTAAGTAAGCAAACTGGTAAACCTGTATTAATTTTATGTCCTTTGGCAGTATCAGGTCAAACTATAGAAGAAGGTATTAAACTTGGTTATGAGATTTCCAAAGTTAGCAATAAATCAGTTATTAAAACCAATGGATTATTTATAACTAATTATGAACAACTTGAAGGTTTAGACATTAGTTATTTTTCAGGTGTTGTTTTAGATGAAAGCTCTATACTTAAGAATTTTGAAGGGTCTATAAAAAAACAAATTGTTGATAACTTCCAAAACACACAATATAAACTAGCTTGTACTGCAACGCCATCACCTAATGATCCTATGGAAATTGGCAACCATGCCGAGTTTCTAAATATTATGAGTAGAAATGAAATATTAGCTATGTATTTTATTCATGATGGTGGAGAAACAGCTAAATGGAGATTAAAAGGTCATGCAGTAGATAAATTTTATGAGTTTATAAGTACATGGGCTATTATGTTAAATAAGCCATCAGATATAGGTTTTATAAATACTGGTTATGACTTACCAAAGCTTAATTTAATTGAAAAAAGTATTACAACATCAAAACGTGATAACGGTATGTTATTTAATAATACTGCTATTTCTGCTACAAATTTTAATAGTGAATTAAGATTAACTATGCTAGATAGATTAGAAAATGTAGCTGAAATTGTTAATAATTCAAAAGAAAATTTTATTATTTGGATTAAACAAAATGAGGAAGGAGATTTATTAAGAAAGCTTATTCCTGAATCGATTGAAGTTAAAGGTAGTGATTCCATTGATTATAAAGAATCTAAATTACTAGGTTTTGCAAATAATGAATTTAGAGTATTAATTACTAAAACTAAAATAGCTCAGTTTGGGTTGAATTTTCAAAATTGTAATAATCAAGTTTTTGCAAGCATTGATTTTTCTTTTGAGGGTTTATATCAGGCAATAAGAAGATCTTACAGATTTGGGCAAAAAAAACAAGTAAATATATACTTAGTTACTACTGATACTATGGCAAACGTTATTGATTCTATAAAAAAGAAAGAGGATAATTTTAAAATTATGCAAAATAAAATGAGTACAATTATGAATAAAAATATTATAAATACTAATTTTAGTATTGTTGGAGAACAAACAGAATTAATTGGTAATGATTTTCATATAAAAAGAGGTGATTGTGTTAATTTAATATCAGATATAGATAATGAATCTATTGGTTTTAGTATTTTTTCTCCTCCATTTGCTGAACTTTATACTTACTCTTCACATATTGAAGATATGGGTAATTCAAAAAACTATAAAGAGTTTTTAGTTCAATTCCAATTTTTAGTTAAAGAACTTTATAGAGTTATTATGTCTGGTAGAAATGTAGCTGTTCATTGTATGGATATCCCTATTCAGAAAGGTAAGGAAGGGTTTATAGGGCTTCGTGATTTTTCAGGTATGATTTTAAAAGCTTTTGAAGATGTTGGGTTTATATATCATAGTAGAGTAACAATATGGAAAGATCCTGTTATTGAAATGCAAAGAACAAAAGCACTAGGACTACTACATAAACAAGTTAAAAAAGATTCTACTATGTCAAGAGTTGGTATACCTGATTATTTAATGATTTTTAGAAAAGATGGAGAAAGATTAAATCCTGTAACTAATACATATTTATCTGTTGACTTATGGCAAAAATACGCATCTCCTGTTTGGCATGATATTAATTATTCTGATACATTACAGTTTAGAACTGCTAGAGATAATAATGATGAAAAGCATATATGTCCATTACAGTTACAAACTATTGAAAGGTCTATCCATTTATATACAAATAAAGGTGATACAGTTTTAACACCTTTTATGGGTATTGGTAGCGAAGTTTATCAAGCTTTAAAGATGAACAGAAAAGCTATAGGATTTGAATTAAAAGAATCTTACTTTAATCAAGCTTGTAAAAATATTGAATTTGCTATTCAAGAAAAAAAACAACTAACTTTATTTTAACTAACCGGTTAGCCTTCCGTAAAAAGGCAAGAGGTTAAGATGTGCAAAGATGGTAAAAAATGTTTTATTGCTTTAGCTAAAGAATGTTGCTTTAATAATGCTGCAAACGGCTTAAAGGTTTGTAAATGCGGTTTAAGATTACCTAAAAATCAATATGAGATTGAAAATTGGGAAAATGTTTTAAAATGATATTTCCAAAATACAATTATACTTTTAAAGCAAAAGAAAGTTATCTACCAAAAAACTTAGAAAAAAGTTTTCAAGCTTGGTTATTAGCTTCTACATGTGATTGGATTAAACTAGAATCTTTAGACTATGATTATACTTTGGAAGTAGCACAAGCTTATATCTCTAGCTTAGATAAGAGTTTTATTGAAATATATGATTTGGGTATAGAGAAAGCTTTTTGCTTAGTTAGTAACTATTTTTTAGAGGTTAAATCTTTGGTATAATGTATTTAACATACCAACTCCCTTAACAGGTCTTGAAGTTGGTCTTATATTAAAAAAGCCTAGAAATTATCTAGGCTTTTTTATTGGTTAGTTTTATTTAATACTCATGATTTAATTTTACCTTTTTAAATTTCACTTCAAAGGGTAAATTCAAAATAAGATAAGGAGGCATATCAAGAACTAACTCTTCAAAATCATCTAAGTTACTAGCTTCTTTTAAATGGTCACAATTTAAATCTTGTAGCACTGATAAGAACTTCATAAGATTAAATAAAGTATTAGTTCTTTTTTCTTGTCTTTTGTAGTTGTTAATAAAATACTTTTGGGAAGTAAAGCTCCAGCCTGAATATTTTAAACATTCTAATTCAGATTCTAATAACTTCACTTGATTTATGTTAAAAAAGGTTTTGATGTTTGTTTCAAAAATAGCAGTTCTTACAGGGTCTTTTTTTATTTATTCTTGAAAATCAACAGGCTTATTGAATAAACTAGAAAGTAATGTATCAAGGTTAATAGGCAAGCTATCAGAAGCATTATATAAAATACAAGCTAATTTTAAATTGTCATTCTGTAATATCACTCTATATAAATTTAGGGTTAAGTTTGTAGTATTCATTCTTTACCTCCTACAATCCAAAAGCTTTTAAACTATGTTCAAATGGATTCCCATTAATTTCTTTAACTTGTTTAAGCATTTCTTTGGCTAGTTCCATTACTTCTTTTTGAGCGTGTTCCGAGTTCCTTAACCTTTGAAAATTAATAAAGCTTCTAAAGTTAATTTGAAAGTCAAGTGTTATCATGCAATTTTGAGTTTTAAAATATCTTGATACTTCCTTAGCTCTTTTTCTGGAAAATCCAAAGTCATCAACTAATGATTTTAAACATTCATGATATAACTCATTTCCTTTGTCTGAATGTTCTATTAAGGCTTCTTGCCATTTTAAAGGTAAATCAGAAGGTATTAATATATTATCTTCTTTTATTTCACGATACCTAGCCGATTGCCCATTAATTGAACTTAAACGGTGCTTTAATAAGTGAATATGTGTTTTATCATCTACTTCTAATAAAAAGTGAAGTATACCCCTTTCAAATGGTGTATGATGACATTCCGAAGCTAACATATTTATAAGCTTTGGTATACGTTCCCTTTTATCATCGGTTAATTCTCTTGATGTACTAGTCCAAGCTGCTAAGGCTATAAGCTCATCGCTGCCATAAGTTCCAATTAATTCAACTTTGTTATCTTTTATCATCTTGTAACTCCTTTTCTATAATTGTACATTTCTACAAATAAACTTTTTAAAATATTTGAAATAATTAATTTTGGTTCAAGTCTGCTATATTTAAATTCAGTTTTAGAAACTATTCTTTTTATACTAGTTCTAGGGTTATTAAATTCAATATATAAGTTAATTTTAAACTTCTTTATTATAACTACTAAATTCAAATCTTTGTTTATTGGATTGTTTTTAAAAGTTTCATTATATACATCTAAAATTATTGAATGTATTTTTGTATCTTTTTCTATATTCTTATTTGGTTGAGAATAAATTTTACAAGAATATAAATCTTTTTTAAACTCAAAAACTAAAATATCATCTTGGTTATTTTCCATCTTGTAACTCCTTTAACTCACTTTCAATTTTTTCTATTTCTAAAATAGTATTTTTAATTTCTTTTTTAAGTTTCTTTTCTTGCAAACCTAATGAACCTAGTTTATAAAATAATTCATCAAGTTTTAATTGAAGGTCAACATCTAGCATATTTTCCCTAGCTTGTTGGAACATCTTTTTAACTCCTTATTTTAACTGTTCAACTAATTTATTTATTTCTTCATATAGTTCAAGGTTTCCAATATAAGAATTTTTTCTTATTTTCATAAGAATATTATTTCTTAATTCATTAGTTCTTTTTTCTTTTTTTTGATTTTCTATATGTTGTTCAAAAATATCCTTTGTCCAATTTAATAAATACTTATAATTAGATTTATCACTCCAAACATCACCTTTAATTGTAAATTTAAAAACAGAAGTTGGTAAATCATTTTGTTTAGCTTCAATATAAGTTTTAGTTACTTTGAACTTCTAAAACTGAAATTCTATTATTATTATTAAAATAAATATCATCTCCAACTTTAACATTATTAAACATCTTTTTAACTCCTTATATAAATTTTTTCTGAACTCCTAAATAACTAGGGTATTTAGTTTTTTTATCTAACATTGATTTAATTTTATTTATTCTAGTTATTACTCTAAAATATTCTCTAGTATCAAAAGTATAATTTAATTCAACAGCTCTTTTTTTTAGCTTTTTTAATTCTTTTTCTAAATCCACCATTTTTTACTCCTTAAACTTTTTCATATTTTTAATTCTATCTGTTAGCTCTTCAATCTCATTTGTAAGTTTTCTAGCTAACTTGTCATTTTTTCTAAACTCAACTTTAAAAAACAAGTAGGTTTTACAAGGTCTTAATTCCCTTAACTTTTGAAACACTGGTTTAATCTCATTTTGTTTCTTTTTTAGCTCTATTTCTAAAGCTGATATGTTAGACATCATAAGAACCTTGTATTATTAATTCTTGAGTTAATGATTTAGCTACATACCATTCAACATTATTTTTATTTTTTGGTATTGAACCAAGTGCGGCAAATAACATCATTAAGCTTTCTGGTATTAAGTGCATTACTTGATTTGCTTTAGTATTTGGGTTATTCAATTCAATTATAAATGTAGTATTTTCATTATTAGAATCTGTAAAATTTTCCCAAACTTCTATAATTTTAATATCTACATTATTATAAGAAACATTTACATAATCTTTAACTTCTAATTCTTTGGCTGGATTGATAACATTAACCTGACCTATTGACTCTTTATTATTCATATTCTTTTAGCTCCTTTTCTTTTTCAGTAATTAATAATTGTAATCCTTCTATAGCTTCAGTACTTTTTTCTATTTGTTCATTAAGATACTTTTTAACATTGTGATTACGTTCACCTTTTAAAAGTAGCTGAGTACCTTTTAAATTTTCCTCAGCTTTTGTCAGTGACTCTTTAAAAAAAGTTTATCATTCCTTCTTTTTCAGCTTTGCTTAATATTTTCATTTTACCCTTCCATATTTTTCATTAATTTTGTCTATGATTAATTTTAATCTGTTTTTATCCAAAGGTATTAATGGAGTTGACAACTCATTTATCTTAAAAAAGATATATGTTTTTTTTGATTTATAAGTTACTAAATCTATACCAACTATATAAGTTGTATCTAACATTACATTATTTTCTTTGAACTTTTCTAAAACTCGCTTTTTGATAATACAATGTCTATGATTATATTTTTTCTTTGTATAATCCATAATTATTATATCTAGTTCTAAAGATTCAAAATAATCTAAATCATTACAATAATACTTAGAAAGTAAAATATCATAAACATAATTTATTAGCTTTGGAGTTATCATTTTAACCAACTTCTAACATAGTTTCACTTTCAGAAATTCTATTAACATAAGCTTCTAAATCCTCTATTTTATAATAGTACATTTGCCCGTCGAAACATTTCCTAATCAATTCCTTTTCAGTAAGTTTTTTTAACTTCCTTTGTTCTATTCCTAGATAATAAGCAGCTTCAACTGGTTTATAAAGCCTTTTAATTACTTTAGATTCTGACATCTTATTTTTACTCCTATAAAAAATATAACAATATTCATTATATCACAAAATCATTAAAAGGTAGCAAAAATCATTAAAAAGTAATTGACAAGCTTATTTAAAAGAGTTAAAATTTAGGTATAGACAAATTAAGATAGGAGTTAAAAAGATGAACAATTTTTACTTAAAAGTTTTCAGTAAGCTTTCTAAAACTGAACAACAAGAAACATTAAATAGTTTTCTTGAAAATGATAATATAATCCTTAGTTCTAGCAAAGAACAAGTTAAAGTTTTAGAGTTACTAGTTAGCTCTTAGCTCCGCTTTTTATGTCGTTAGGTAAGTTTAGGCTTACCTTTTATTTTTATTATTATAAGGAGTATTTAATATGCGTTTAATTCAAAATTTATCAAGTGAGTTTAGCAAGCTAGATGAAAATAAACAAAACTTTTTCTTAGCTTCTGCTATAGCTGTTTACTCTAGTTTTCTAATGTTTATTTGTTGTAATTTAATTGTAATGTTTGGGGGTAAATAATGGAAAATGTAAAAGGTTTAATTAACGTAATGCCTATTCGATTTAGAATACAAAGTCATTCTAAAGATAAGCCATCAGCTATGGCAGTAGCATATATCACTTCTAGAGATGTAATGAATCACTTAGATAAATATGTTGGAGCTATGAATTGGACATCTGATTATAAAATGATAGATGGCAAGTTATACGGTGGTATTGGTATTTATAATGACAAAATTAATGACTATGTTTGGAAATGGGATTGTGGCACTGAGTCAAAAGAAGATAAAGAAAAAGGACAAGCTAGTGACGCTTTTAAAAGAGCCGCTGTTAAATGGGGTGTTGGTCGTTTCCTTTATGAAATACCTATCCAATTTGTAAAAACTAATAAAGTAAAAGCTCCAGGTGTTTATCCTTATCCAGTTGATAATGAAGGAAATAAAATTACTGATTTATCTTACTATTTATTTAACTTGTTAAAAAGAGCTAGCAAACTACCTAAAGATGTTAACTTAGCTTTAGATGGTGATTTTGAAGAAGAAGAACAAGAAACAAAAGTAAATGAATTAGATAATACAAAAAATAATAAACCAGTAGAACAACCTAAAAAAACAACTGATAATAAAACTATTATTGCTACTCCAACACCTAAAAAAGAAGTTGTTACTAGTGAAAAAGTAACCAATATTGATAAAAAAACTAGCTTAATTCAATGGACTGAAAAACATTTAAATAATGCTACTAGTACAAAAGATTGTTTAGCAGTAAAAGCTAAAATGCAAGAAAAAAATCCTAAGTTTATTGATACTGAAGAGTTCAAAAATTTATTCAAAAGTTTTTATAATGAATTTGATATTAGAGAAAAAACTATTGAGATCTTAGATTTAGCTATTAAAAATAAAACTACCTTTATTTCTTATGTAAAGCAATTAGAAGCAAGTAATCCAGAATTAGAAAAAGCTGACTGGTTTCAAGATCATGTTTTGATGCTCAGTGTTGATCATAAAGTTGGTATTGACCAAAAATCTTTTAAAAGAGGTTAAAATGTCAGTAATTACCAAAACACAGCAAACAGCTAAACAAATCATTGAAAATAAATTTGATGTTTATTCCAATAATTTACATGAATATAATATGAGTAAATGGGAAAATGCTTTTGATTGGATAAAAGAAAACTATCCAGAAATACTTAAGGATGAATGGTATATCAAGCTTTTTGAAGAGTCAAAACCAGTTGGCAATATCACTAAAAAGTTTTACTCCGATACTATGCTACTACAAAAAAATAAGATTTATCAACTAGAAACAGAGTTAGAAAGTAAGGACTTGATTATAAAAGAGCTTTATCAAAGATTAGAAAGTTTAGAGGTGAAGTAAATGATTTTAACATTTGAAGCTGAATTTACCCATAAAAACATGAATATAAATGACTTTATAAAAGAACTTAAGCAATTTTCAGATAGTTCTGTTGAAGAATATTCAAGTTTTACGATTGATAGTCTAAAACTTAAAAAAGATAAAATGAAATTAGTTTTAATAAAGAATGTGAAATAAATGCAAAAATACTTATATCCAATTACTATGCTTGATATAAAAGATGATTTTGAGGTTTTATTTAACTCTTCATTGAATGAATCTAATAATGATAGGGTACTTAATCTTTTTAAAAAAGCTAAGTTATATACTGCTAGAGTTTTTAAAAATCCAGTTCTACCAAATTTAAGAATGAATGTAATTTATAAAATAGCTGATAAATATATTATTGTTGTCGCTATTCCTAAAAATAATTTATTTGTTTTTCAAAAATTAAATCTTAATTTCCTTGAAAAAAGTTATGTTACAAAAAATCAAAATAATATTAAATGTCCTTTTTGTAGAAATCATATTGACTACTATGATTGGTGTGATAGAGCTTATTGTACATCTTGTCAGTCAGAATTAGACACCGTTGAAGATTTTGATAATTGCGTCAAGTTTGTAACTAATATTGTAAATTATAACGAAATTATAGAGGTGAAATAATGAGTAATGAAATAAATTTGAGTACTAGTGTTAAGTATCATCAGTTTAAATTCAGTAAAAATAAAGAGATGGTTAAATTTTTAACAGATTTAGGTTTAAAAGAAGATAGTGATTTTTATTATGATGAAGGTGTTATTACCTTGCTTGATGGTGAAAATGAAGACCATCGTATTTTAAAAGAAGATGAGTATATTTTTTTTATTGATAGTGTTTTAGCTTTTTGGTTTGACAATTTTGGTATAAATATTCTTACTAAAGAATATGCTGAAACAATTATACCCAGATTAAAAGATCATGAAAAAATACAATTATTAGAAATTCAATCTAAATATAAAATCAATTGTCCTTTGTCTATTAGTGGTAATTGTAAAGCTTTGGAGGGTAAATAATGGCAAAAACTTATAAAAAAGCCATCGAATGTTATGCCTCATTTAGTGTTTATACGGTTTATCATGCTTTGGTTAGTGGTGAGGTGAGGGAATAATGATAAAAAGAAAAAGAACATATCCAATCAAAGGTATTTTAAAGCCTTTTAATCTTGGTTTACAACTAAACTACTTTATGAATAAATCAAGGTTACTAGAGTTAAAGCTAGAAACTAGTAAGCTAGAATATAGCGAGTTAGAAAATAAATTTATTAGAATGAAGTTAGAGGAAAATAAATAAGATGTTAAAGAGTACCACTGTAAATTTAGATAATAGCTACCTTAAAAATATATCAATTAAGGATTTAAAAGGTCAAAATGAGTTAAGTTATAACGGTTTTAATATAAGTGTTAATAGTCTAATAACTAGTAATGAAATGGTTATAAAAGTTGAAAGAGTTACTTCTGTTTCTATAATTGGTAAAATAATTTGTAATGGTAAATATAATAAAAAAGTAGGTGAGATTATAGAAATTAGTCAAAATGACATAACAGATATTTTGCAGCCTACTAAAATATTTTTTTCTACTATTAATAATCTTGAAAACAAGTTAAAAGAATATAGTTCTAAAGGTAATAGTCTTTTAGATTCTTTGATAAAAAAAATGGATAGCATTAATAAAAGCATAGGTAAGAAATAATGTATAGTAGATTTAGTGACAAGACTTATAAAAAATATGCTGTTTTTGTTGGAACTGAATACCAAGCTTTAACCTGTTTAGAAATTGTAAGTGTTGATGAAAATAGTACTTTGCATTTTAGAGTTAAATGTAAATGTAAAAATGTTAGAGTAATACATTGTTCAATGTGGCAACGTGTAGGATCATGCGGTTGTAGGTTTACTAGACTTAGAACTAAAGAAACTTTAAATGATTCTTTATACTCAGTTATGAAAGGTATTAAAATTAAAAATAAATACTTAGGTTTTATTTGTGAAAGTTGGGAAGGTGAAAACGGATTTTTTAATTTCAAAAATGATATTCAAGAATTAATTGATAAGCTTCCACTAGAAGAACAAAGCTATAAATTCTATGTAAAAAGATTAGATGAAAGTAAAGCTTACCAAAAAGGAAACCTTTACTTAAAATTATTGACTACTAAAAAAGATGAAAATTTAAATGAGATAAAACCTAAAGTAAAACTTCAAGCCAAAATGTTTATGCAAGAATTAGAAAGTATTGTTAAAAAAGAGCCTAGTTTGACAGCTAACAGAGTTATTAGAAGGTTATCATATATCTTTAAATGTGATGATATAGAAATAAAAAATTTTATGAAAGAATTAAGGAGTAAAAAAGATGATAAAATTTAGTTTTGGGTTATCTTTATTGAATGAAAAAGAAAATAGAGAACTTAAGGAACACGTAAGAAGTTTAGAAAAATATTTAAAAGAAGCTGAATCACTTTTAATTGAAAGTCAAGAGTTTTATAAAAATCATATTTCAGATTTACATTCTGAATATAAATTTATGATTCAATTAAGAGATAAACAAAAAGATGAGTTAGCAAAGGAAAACTTATTTTTAGACAATAAGCTGCTAGATAAACAATCTGAAATAGCTAAATTAGAATTGAAGTTAGAAGAACTTCAACAAAATAAAAATGAAGTTTTAAGCTTATATTCTCAGGAACAACAAAAAGTTATTGATTTAAAAGCAAGGGTTATTGATTTAGAAAGTATAGTTAAGGAGTTACAAAATGCACAATAAAGATATGTTAGATTTTTCAAGTTTTAGTTATGGAGATAGAGTTAATATTAATGATTTTGTTGGTTGTACTTTTTTAGAAATAAAAAAAATAGATGATGAAGCTATAATATTTAAAACAGAAAATAAAAAGTTTTATATGTTTCATAATCAAGAATGTTGCGAACAAGTTTATATTTCAGATATTGTAGGGGATTTAGATATATTAAAGAATAGTCCAATTTTAAAAATTGTTATAATTGATTTAATTAGAATTTATAGGAGCTGTATTATGTTTGAATTATTTATGATAGGTTTATTTGCTGCTGCTGGTATGTTACTAGGCAACCTAGTATTTAATTGCTTAATAGCTTTATCTGATAGGTTAGAATCTTATTATGATGTGAATAACCCAAATGATAATTACTAAGCATAAAAATAGGAGCTACACGTTCTATAGCTCCTATTTTCTTTTAAAGGTTATTTTATCACTCTATTGTAGCATAAATTTTTTACTTTTCACTAATCTAATTAATTCATTTTCATAACTATTATTAGATTTTTCTAATCTAGTAACAATAGCTCTGTTTTGATTAAGCTTATAAATTAAATCATTGTTAGCTTGTTGTAGTTCTTTAATAGCTTTATCTTTATTGGAGACTATATGATTTAATCTTTTTACTTCTTTATTAAATTGCTCACGGTCTTTATCATCAAGGGAAGTAAAACCCTGTATAAATAAATTTCTAAGGTCTTTTAACTCTTCAGATGTTGCGATAATTTTCATCTTTTTTGGTACTCCTAACATAAAATAATTACTTAATTATACCATTTATAAAAGTTTTATAAAAGTTTTATAAAAGTTTTATTAAAAAAATATAAAATAAAAATAAAGGGATTTATTGTAATATATAAATTGAGTCATAGTGAGAAAAGATACCAATGAGCGATAATTTAGAAATAAGCTTAAATACTGATATTCCTGAACCTAATACTATAGGTGAGTCTATTAAACAATTTCATGATAAAATCTTTTTAGAAAAAACTGCTAAAATGTCACATTTAATTGATTCTGAAAAATTAGCAAAACATTTAGAAGTAATAAATAAACCTTTTCGTAGTGAATATATAAAGCAGTGTGATAAAGAATTAATTGGTAGATTGTTAATTTCAGGTATGCCATTGTATCAGGTGCAACGTGATACTAGATTAAGTCATATCAGTAAAGAAACTATAAAAAACGTAGCAAATGATTTAAAACCAGAATTAAAAGAGATTACAGTTTTTAACCTAGATGCTGTAAGATTTCATAAGTTCCAAGAATTAGAATTAATTAAAGATGAAGCTTTAAAAGCTTTTGAACTTAGTAAAACACAAGGTATTAAAAAGACTTGGTCAACTAATACAGTAGGTGGCAAGTTTGAAGGTAACCAAGAAGGTGAGAGCATAGAAACAGCTAAACCTGATGTTAATTTTTTAAACACTGCCAAAGAGATTATAAAAGAACAATGTAAATTGTTAGGTTTAAATGCACCAACAAAGATTGATGCTAGAATAGAAATAAAACCTATTACTGGTATGCGTATTATTGAAAATAATGAAGTTATTGAAGCTATGGCAGACCTTGAACAGTCACATTAAACTATGGATTTAACATTTAATTGTCATGGTAATTTAAAGCAATTAGAATGCGTTAAAGCTTGGCTAGATGATAGCATAAGCGATATTGTTTACGGTGGATCTAAAGGTTCAGGTAAAAGTTATTTAGGTTGCTCTTTAATTTTTGCTGATGCCTTAATGTACCCCGGAACAAATTACTTTATAGCAAGAAAAAAGCTTAACGATTTAAGAAAGCATACTACTGGTACAGTTGAGGAAGTATTTAAAAATTGGGGCTTAAGTAAAGACTACTATACTTTTAATGCTACTGATAACTTTTATACGCTTTATAATGGCAGTAAGGTTTTTTTTATTGAATTAGCTTATTTACCAAGTGATGCTAACTACTCTAGGTTTGGTTCATTACAAATGACTAGAGGTTGGATTGAAGAAGCTGGAGAGATTGACCGTAAAGCTTTTGAAGCGATAAGTGCTACTGTAGGACGTTGGAAAAATGATATTTATAATTTAGTACCAAAAGTTTTACAGACTTGTAATCCAGCTAAAAACTATCTGTATGAATATTATAAAGCTGCTAGAGATGGTTTATTAGATGTTTGGAAAAAGTTTATTCAAGCTTTACCAACTGACAATAAGAAATTACCACCAGGTTATTTACAACATTTAGAAAGAACTTTATCTAAGGTTGAAAAATTAAGATTACTTTTTGGTCAATGGGAATATGACGATGACCCCGATGTAATCCCACAATACGAAAACATTATAAATCTGTTTACTAATAGCTTTATAGTTGATGATGGTAAAAGATATATAACTGCTGATATTGCTAGGTTTGGAAGTAATTTATTAGTTATTTTATTATGGCATGGTTTACGTGTTGAAAAGATTTTAACTCGTGCTACTAGTGCTATTAATGAAGTAGTTGAAATAATTGAAAAGTTAGCCAAAGATAATAAAGTTGTTAGAAGTAATATTATTATTGATGACGATGGAGTCGGGGGCGGTGTTGCTGATTATCTTAAAGGTTGCACTAGGTTTGTTAATAATGCTAAGGCTTTACTAGATGAGAACTATCAAAACCTAGCTACTCAATGTGGCTATTATTTAGCAGATTATATTAACGATAATAAATTTTATATAAACTGTGATAAATCAGAATATAAAGAAAAAATTATCCAAGAGCTTGAACAGATAAAAAGAATTAATTCTGATGGTATTGGTAAAAAACAATTACTATCCAAAGATGAGATTAAAAAGATTATAGGTCGCTCACCTGACTTTATGGACGCTCTAAAAATGCGTATGATTAAAGAGATTAAAAAGACTGTTAATGTAAACAAAGCAGTTATATTGAATACTAGACCGAGATTAATATTAAAATAGTGATTATAAGGGAATAATAAATAAAATGGGAATAATTAAAAGTTTAAAGTTGGCTGCTAATAAAGCTACTTTTGGCTTATTATTTAAACCTAGTAATATTCCAAGCACTTCAAATAATCCTGTTAATAATACTAATGAAGTTGATAAAAGAATTAATCTAAAAGAAGTAAAGAAAAAAGCTAGGTTAATACCTGAAATTGGTACTAACGGAGCTTATACTGATATAGCTGCTAGTTTAGACTTTGGTATTTATCAAAATCCAGATAGAAGTGAGTTATTAAATGAACTAGGATTTGCAGAAGCTGAAAGAGTATTAAGAGACCCTCAAGTACAAGCTTGTTACAGTACTTTAATATTTTCAGTATTAAGTAAACCTCTAACAATTAAAGCGAATGGTGATAGTGAAGAAAGCCAATTATTAAAAGAATTTATTGATACTATTGTAAAAAATATAAAAGATAATTTTGATAGTATTTTTTATTCACTTTCTTTAAGTGGTTTGCACTTTGGTTATGGCTTAAGTGAGAAAATATATGATTTTTGTCCAGATGGAAAATTTATCGGTAAGCTTATTTTAAAAGAAATAAAAAATAAAAAGCCGGGTTTATTTTCTTTTAAATTAGATGAGTTTGAAAACATTTTAGGTATTGAAAACTTAGCTGCATATAATTATTTAAATGATGATGAAATAGAAGTTTTAGCAAAAGAAAAGTTTTTAGTTTTTAGCTTTCTAAAATTATTTAATAATCCTTATGGTCAAGATGTTTTTAGTAGGCTAAGTAAATTTGTTACTATTAAAAATCAAATGTTGCAAGATATGGCTATTGAGTCTAAAAAGACAGCTATGGGGACTGGTTTAGTTGGTATACCACCTGATTTAATAGATGATACTAATTCAGTTAGTCAAGCTCAGGACGTAGCTGATGCTTTAGGTTACGGAAATAGCATAGCTTATCCTATAGGCTTAGATATAAAATTATTAGAAACATCACAAACAACTGATAAGTTTTTACCAAGATTAAAATATTTAGATAGTCAGATTAGTTTAGCTATTCTTGGAAATGATTTAACTACTTCTCAAAGTCAAGGTGGTGGCACTCATGCCGAAAGTAAAGTTAAGTTTGAAGTAACTAGTATTTTCAGTCAGTTCTTACAAAAGCATTTACAAGAATTATTTAATGAGCAAATTATAAATGATTTATTGTCTTATAACTTTGACAAGTTTAGATATCCAAAAGAAATATATCCTACTTGTGAATTTATGGAAGTTAAGCAAGAAAACATAAAACAAAATGCTGAAATAATTTCTATTGGTATTGATAAAGGTTTACTTAAGTTTGAAGAAAAAGTAAGTGATGAAATATTTATTAGGGAACAATTAAAATTTCCTAAGCTAAGTGATGAAGAAATAAAAGCTAGACAACAACAAGAGGAACTTTATAAACCTACTAGTATTCTAGAACAAACACCAATAGAAAAGCTTAAGGATATTAAAAGTAAGTTCTATAAAGAAAATAACATAGAGATTATAGATTATAATTTAGCTGCTTAAAATGAAAGAAAAATATAAAAAACAAATTTGTAACATTTTAAATGTTCTTTTAGTTTTATTGAAAACTACTTTTATTATTACTTTGGGTTTAGGCTATTTTGGTCATATAAATATTTTTTTGTTAATACTAATAATACTTGTTCTTTTAGACATTAATTTAAAATTTAATTATATAGATGATAATAAAAATGAGTATTATTTAAAAGTAAACAATAAAACAGTTTTCTCTTATATAAAAAAGTAATGACTCAATACTCCAATGATATTGATAAGCTAGATAAAAAGCTTAAACAGATAGAAGAAAGATTTTATATTGAGTTAGAACAGTATTTATTAAGACTAGAAAGTAATACTACTAGACAATCTTCGAACTATAAAAAAGATAAGCAAATTTTGGTACCTACTAGTAAAACTTTGGGTTTAGAAAAATTGCTTAAATCACATTTTAAAAATGTAGAAAATATATCTTCAGGTTATGCAAGGAAAAATTTAATTGATTTATACCCTGGTGATAAAGAAAATATTAAAAAACTTTATCCAAGTAAGACAAATAAAAATAATCTGATTTATGCTCAACAGTTAGCCAAAAAAGAGATAGAGGATTATAAAAGAATAATCCAAGATAGATTAAATAATACTCTTAAGCTAAAAGATTTGAATACTAGTGAGATTAAAGAGATTATCAAGCTAGAAACTAGTAAGTTTAAAAACATAAGATTAAATGCTATTAGTTCAACTGAAAGTATTAGAGTAGCTAACGAAACTAGAATAGATATTGTTGAAAAATCAAAGCTACAAACTAATTTAAAATTGGTAGTAACTATAGATGATAGAACAACTGAGCATATCTGTAAGCCTAGAGATAGGATTATAGTTAGTTTAGATTTTATCAAGCTAAATAAAAAAGAATTAGTACCAGCTTTGCACGTAAATTGTAGAACATTTTTAGAAGCTACAAAAGAGCCTATAACAAGTATTAATAAAGTAAAGGATATTATTAAAATGTACCCGTCATGGACTGCGTCACCATCTAAAGGTAAAAGATAATTATGACTAATTTATTTAAACCATTTCTTACTCAAGCTGAGAATAATTTGAATAAGCAAAGTTTTAAACATATAAAGATTTTTAATACTGGTAATTTTAATGGGATTAATCATACTTTAGAACATCTACAAGATGCGGTACAAGCTCAACAAGATTTTAAAGACAAGTTTTTACCAGGTTTAAAATTTACTCATGAGGATACAAAATCTTTAAGAGATGAAAAATACAAAGCTTTGTCTAACTTGCCTTTTATATTGGGTAGTACTGACAATTTTACTTTGGAAGGTAATTCTATATTTTGTGATTTTATCGAAATTTTTCCAGCAATAGAGAAAGCTTTGCAAGATAAGTTAATTAAAACTCACTCAGTCGAAGCTTACTATAACATAAAATTTAAAGAGTCTAACAAGACTTATAAAATGATGATTACAGCAGTAAGTTTTTTACCAGTTAAAGAAATACCAGCTTTAGTAGAAGTATTTAAACCATATATGTATAACTTAGATAGTAATAATACTGATATGGAAAATAATCAAGAATTGCAACCAGTTACGGTACAACTAAAAGATTTTAATATAGATGACTTTAGTTTTGAAAAGAAATTAATTTATAAAATAGGAGAGAAAAAAATGGACAAGTTAGTTTATGAAAACATGATGAAACCTTACGCGGCTAAGGGTGTTCAATGTATGGGTTATGATGAATTTATAGCTATGACACCTGAGCAACAAGCGGCTTATGTTGCTGAAATAGCTGCAAAGTTAGAAGAAATATTAAACGCTGTTAAAAACGAGGAAGGTAGTGAAATGGGAAAATCAAGTTTTTCATTAAAAGATATTGAAGGTGTTTTTAGCAAAATGCTTGATGCTAACTTAACTGCTAGTAAATTTTCACAAAAAATTAATGATGTTGCAAATCAACAAATTAAAGCTAATGAAACTTTAGAAAAAAACTATGAAGCTTTAATTACTAAAATGAAAAGAGATGAAGTTACAGCTTTTGTACATAAATTCAGTAAATCAGCTAATCCAAGTTTACCAATCGCTAATGAAGAAATGGCTATTGAATTATTAATGGCTGTTAGTGATGATAAAAAAACTAACTTCTCAGTTGATAATAACAAATTAGGCTTAGAAGCTTTAGTAAGAAACTTTATTTCTAGCTTGCCAGTTATTGAATCTAAAACAACCAAAGAAGTTTTTAAAACTGCTGATGGTATTGTAGTTAATGATGAAGTTAGAAAACAATATTTACCAGATGAAACTGATGCAGATATTGCTTTAGATTTAAAAGTACAAAAGTATTCTTTAGAAAAAAATGTAAGCTATGAAAAAGCTTATGAAATAATTCAAGCTACAAAAGCTTAATAATAAAATTGTAATCAATAGGGAGAAAAATAAAATGGCAGTTGAAAATTTAGAAAAAACACAAACAGTTACTTTTTTAGCAGCTACTGAATTAGCTGTAAATAGTAATGTTAAATTAGATACTTCAAATGAAGGTTATGTTGTTGCAGCTTCAGGTGCTACAGATGTTATTATAGGAGCAGTAAAAACAGTTGAAGGTTCAGGGTCTACAAGCAAATTTGCGGTATCTGTTCCATGTGCAGCCGTTAAACTTATGGCTTGTACTGGTTCTATAACTATAGGCAATAGATTAGTTCCTAACTCATCAGGTCTTTTGGTAGCACAAGCAGTTAATTTGTCAGGAACGGCTTTTAAGCATTCTGTAGGAATAGCTTTACAAGCTAATTCTTCAGGTGATGCTACTTTAAAAGTGTTACAAGTTCCAGCTTATATACCTGTTTAATTCACATAAAATAAAATAAAAAAGGAGAAAATAAAATGGCAGGATTAACAAATATACTTAATGTACCTGAAAAACGTATTTTAGTATCAAACACTCAAGAAGTTGACCAATACGGTCATAAAATGTTATTTAAAGAGTTTGCTACTGATAAACCAGATTTTTTAGTAACTAAAATTGATACTGAAAACCAAGCTAAAAGGATTGAAAATCTACAATCGAATGATGGTGATGGTGCAGTAACTGTAAGATTTAAATATGAAACAGAAGCTAAAATAAGTAAAACTATTGCAGTAAGAACATTCTTTTCAAGAAAAGATTCTATTAATACTATTGAACCTGTATTAAGTCAAGATGAATATGCTAGAACAATTCTTATGCTTGAAATGCTTTACCAAGTAAAAGAAAAAGACGCTGAAACTTTAGCTACTACGTCAGGTAATTATGGGGGCAATACTGCCTCTGTAACTGGTACAGATCAATGGAGCGATTATGCTAATAGTACTCCATTTATTGATTTAGCAGATTGGGCAAAAGAAGCTAGAAGCACATCTTTAAAAAGAACAAATTTTACATTTATCCCAGATGATGTTTTTAACATTTTGGCAAATCACCCTGATACTCTTGATAGATTATCAACTATTAAAGAAAAAGTATTAACACCTGATAATTTAGCTACATTACTTGGTAATGGTGTTAGTTTTATGAAGGGTTGTAAAATTTATATACCTAATAGTTTTTATAATACTTCTAATACAGCTACTCCTACAATGGTTGCTTTTTGGGGTAAAAATGTAATTGTAGGTTATGAAAACCCTACACCAAAAGATATGATAATGAAACAATCTTTCGGTCATGATTTCCAAGCTACTAAAATGAAAGGTTTGATTGTTTCAAAATATGCAGCAGAAGATAAAAAAGGTTATTATGTAGACGTTGAAATGAGCTATTCTTTATCTTTAGATAAAAATTGCGGTTTTTTAGCTACTACAGTAACTGCTTAATTATTTGGGAAAAATTTAAAGGTAAAAATATGAGAAAACTAGAGTTGATTTGCGGTAAAGCAAAAATTAATGGTAAATATGAAACAGAAGCTATTATAGAAGTTGTAGATGATAAAGCAACTGATTATTTAATTTCAGGTGCTTGGAAAGATATAACCGATATTTTAGCTAAAGATAAAGCTAAAAAAGAAGCTAAAAAAGAGGTTTAAAATGTATACAAATCCTAGAGCTGTAAGACAGTTAGTTAGCCTTTTTCAAAGTACAGGTAATACTAATAGCTTAAGAAATGTTACTGATGAGATTTTAAGAGCTTTTATTGCTAAGTCTGATAGTAAAGTTAATAGTCAGCTTGGCTCTAGGTATATTATACCCGTTGAGGTTATAGATGAGTATAAATTAACTGGTACGGTAACAACTACACCAGCAAGTAATGATGATGAACCAATAGACGGTACAAACAATATTTTAACAGGAGTAGGAACTAGCTTTTTAACTCAATTATTCCCTAATGACATGGTTTATATCATGGGTACAAGGGAAGCTTTGAAAGTAAAAAGTGTTACTTCAAATACTTCTTTATTATTTGAAAGTAATAGTATTTATCAAGCCACAGCTTCAAGAATTTTTATTATACCTGAAAGTATAGTAACAGTTTCAGAATATTATGCGGCTCAAATGGTATTACTTTCTTATAAATCAGATGTTAGTTATGAACAAGATGTAATGCCTTTATTTAATGAACATTCAAAAGTAATTCAACCTATTATTGATGAGCTTAAAAAAGGTAGATTTTACAATACAGAGCTTAAGCCACAAGTAGCGGGAAAAACTTTAGCTAGGTTTGTTAGAATTACTCAAAATAATTCAGGTGATAGTAATTATTTAGACAAGATTAAGGCTTATAAATAATGGGCTTTTTTGATTTATTTATAGAAGTTGATTTAAGTAAATCTAACAGTTTATTTAAAGCTATTGATTATAAGTTAAGTGATTTAAGCCAAGAGTTAAATAATAGTATTCCTATTATAAATGCTGATACTGAAAGTCATTTTAACCAAGAAATGGATTCACAGGGTAAAAAATGGAAACCTAGTCAAAGAGCATTAAAAACAGGTACTAAAACTCTAACAGATACAGCTAGTTTAAGATTAGGTTTAAAAGCCTTGGTTACTTCTGATAAATTAGGACTTGATTTAAAACCTACTGGCAGAAATTCAAGAGAAAATACCCTAACAAAAGATTATGCTTTCTTACATAACTTTGGTGGTGATTATAAAGCTTTTGGTAAGTATGATTTAACTATGGTTAAAAGGGAGTTTGCTTGGTTAAGTAAACCAGCTCAAGAAGGTATAGCTAGAAACATAGCTTTAGGGATTCAAAATATAAAGGTTTAGTATGCAAGCAAGTTTAGAAGATGGCGACTTAGTCGAAAAAGAACAAAGAGATGCAATAATTTCTATTATTAAAAATGATAGTTATTTAGCTGATTTTTGTACTTACACTAATCAATTAGATAAAACTACTTATCAAGAAATAGATACTATACCAATACCTTTTAAGATTATTAATAACAATCCTGAAATTACTTGTTTTTTACCTAGTGAAATTGATTATAAATGGAATGATAGATATGTTAATTCTATTAATAAAATCTATATTCATATTGCTTATCAAGATGCAAATATTAATGTAGCTTTGGATAATTGTTATAAATTAGCAAAAAGCATTAGAGCTACTTTAAGACAAAAACCTAATTTAAATAGAACTTGTGATAATCATTTAGTAACTAGTATTAAACCTTTAGATTTTGATAATGCAAATGGTTTATGGACTTATATAGTTGAAATGACTATAGAAACAAAAAATAATAATTATGTTAATTAAAGGAAAAATATAAATGCTTAAAGAAGATGGTACATCATATCTTAATAGGGTTGAAGTTAAAACTAGCATTTCTTTAAATGGTCAAGAGATAACAGCTACTCCAACAGTTACAGCTGAAAATACTAGTTTTGACCCAACAGGCACAGAATACGCACCTGAAAGCACTAACTTATCACTAACATCTATAGAATCTATAAATAGAATAAAAACGCTTGAAGATGCTCCTGTTAGTGGAGAAACTTCTATAAAAAGAAAAACTACAACAGTAACAGAATTAGCAAATTTAGCTGATTATATAGGGGAATGGTATTTAATACATACATCTCCAGTATCTATTAACACTTTAAATAAAATGAATTTCCAATTAAGTTTTAATGCTTCTGGTAGCGTTACAGTAGATTTAAAGTTAACTGATAATTCAGGTGTTAATACAGTTACTTACAATAACGGTTTTGCTACTGTAAACGCTGAAGCTACAGTTAATTTAAATAGTGGTGCAACTGTATACGATTTCATCATTGATGAATTTATACAATGTCCAGAAAACGGTATGCAATTGCAAATAAAGGTAAATAATACAAATTTATCAGACCCATTAAAAGTACTAGAAACATCAAAAGAAGTAATAGTAACAACAACTACTCAAAACGTTTATATTATGCCTGGTGTTTAAAATTTAGAATTAAAAAAAATATATATATTTAGGAGGATTAAAAAATGGCAGATACTACAGTTATTGATTATACTTGTGCTCCAAGAAATGAGTTCTTGGCTTTACGTGGTATAAACAATGAGATGGGTGCTCAAATGATACAAGTTGCAGCTAGAACAGATGCAAACGTAACAAAAACAGGTACTTTAGGCTGGTATGACTTGGGTATTGTGACTACTGCGGTAGACGTTACCGAAGGTTATGAAAGCTTTTCAACAGAAGTTGGAGCTATAAGCAAAGTATTAAGTGAAAATCAAATAGGCAGAAAACCGACTGCTCAATTTACTTATATGAACGCTACTCACCTTGGAAAGCTTTTAGCAACTGGAACAGTAGCAACAGTTAGTGAACCAACAGTGCCTATTACTAGTGATATTGATGAAGCTTCACCTTTTGCAACACATAGAAAAGTGAAATTAACTGCTGTAACTGGTTTCTTAGCTGGTCAAACTATCGGGATTGTTACCGGTGGCGGTAGTGGTTATACTGCTAGAGAAGAATTTGTAACAATTAAATCAGTTGACGCAACTAACAAAATTATTTACTTAGAAGATGTTTTAAGTCAATTACCTTTAGATGCGGCAGTTGTTAGAGTAATAAAAAAGATTGTTTATAGTGCTGAAGGTTGCAACCTTAATGAAGATTTCCAATATAGAATTGTTAAACACGTTAATTCAAATGAAAGTGTTGAAATAATGAATTTTGGAGATGCTATGAGAAAAAATATAGATGGTAAGAAAAATAAAGATGGTAAATCACCAGCGGAGTATGGTTTCTTATTATCTATTATTGGTGAACCAGTCGAAACTGCAACAGCAGGAGAATATGAATATCATTATTACGAAAATACAGTAATTTATAAAACTGCATAAGTTTTATTTAGTTATCTTTCATTTAGACTAGAGTTTTTAGGCTCTAGTCTTTTTTATTTTATAAGCAAAGCAAGCAAATTAAGGAAACAATAAATAATGAGTAATGAAGAATTGGAAATAATGCCAATAGAACCCGAAGAGGTTCTAAATATTAGAATTAAGCTTAAGCCAAAAACACTTAATCGTTTGATTAAATTCTTGACTAAAATAGCTCCACATTTAGGAGTAACTTTTGATGAAATTAAAGAGTTTATGTCAGTAACCGAAGGTGAGTTTTCAAAAGAACAAAAAGAAAAAGCTTTAGCATTTAAAGCATTATCACCCGAACAAAAAGAATTAGTACCTGAAAATGATAGAAGTTTTCATGAGCTAGTTTTAACCAATATTGAAGCTTTAACCAAAAAAATTAATAATATTCCTGTTAAACTTTTATCATTTTTTAATGAAAATTGTTTTGATGAAAACGAGAATGTATTACCAATATTTGACGAGTTTTTATCAATATTAGAATTAGCAACAGGTCAATCTAAATTAAGACTATTAGAAACTAATGTAACTGAATTAGTAGAATTATCTATAAGACTTTTTACTTCTAGTCAAAGTAAGGCTAGGGAAGCTTTTTTTATTATGAAAGTAGTAAAATGGATAGTAAAACTATTGCCTTCTTTCAATTTTATGAGAAAAGAGAAATTAAATACAGAGAACGAACTTACAATCTCTACTCAAGAGGAATAAAATTTGATATTTATTCTTTAAGTTATTTAGAGAATAATATTTTAATACCTTTGCAAAAAGAAGGTTATTCAAGAGAGTACTTAGATAATTTAGAAATAACTGAGTTATTATTAATTTGGTTGTTTCTAAAAGATAGGAATTACTTTGAAGCTGCCTCTAATTGGTTTAACGACCAACTTAGAGAAATTGAATATAAAGCTGAAAAGTCAGAAGATGGCACATTAAAAAATAACTATGGTCAACTTCTATCACAATTAGAAATGGAAAAAATATATTTTGGAGTAGATTTATATGAACATATCACTAAACAATCAAGCATTAAACAGCTTGAAGCTAAATGATTTAATTGAACAAGTTAATAATATTGTTAATAATGAACCTATGAACATTGACAATAATTGTAAAACTTTAGATTTAGATACTTTTAAATACTATTTAGTTCTAGTTTATTTTAGAGAAAACACTAAAGATAGACTAGATAAACCAGTTGATTTACAAGGTAGAGGTCAATTTGTTAATACTAATATGTTTAGTAAAAACTTTGTGAATCTTTTTGCTAAAGAAAACTATTTAGATGTTCAATTTTTCCAAGCTGAAAATAAATTAGTAGGTTTAGCTTTACTTAATAAAAAACCTAGTGAAGAAATAGAAACTATTAAAACAGCTAAATCTAAAAAGAAAAGTTCTTTAAAAGTATTAAATTTACCTCCTGAAGTTGAAGCTGAGGTTATTATAATTGATGAGATAGAAGGTTAATAAAACAATGGCATTAGCTGACGTATTACTGCAAGTAAAAGTTGATACTAACCAAGCTAGACAGGAATTAAATAAATTTGCTAGTGATTTAAACAACTTAGCAAAAGGTTTAAAAACTGTTTTTTCAGATGTTATAAATGTGAAATTGGTTACTCCTAAAGCTGATATTGAAGCTATTAAACAAGTTCAAATAAAAGCTAACAATGAAGTTACCCAAGTTGCTAAAGCTGGAGTAATTGAAGTTACTAATATACAAAAACAATTAAATCAAGAAATAAAGGATATAAAGAAAAAATATAACCAAGAAGAAAAAGATTTTAATGAAAAAGTAGCTAATGATATAAAAGCAGTTAAAAAAAATGTAGCTAAAGAGTTACAAGATGATATTATTAATAAATTAAAAGAATCTCAAAAAGAACAGTTAAAGGTTATAGGAAGTAAAAGAGAAGCTGAAATAAAGCAAATTAATGAGCTAAAAGAACTTAATTTACAAGCTTTAAAAATACAAGCCGAACAAAAAAAACAAGAAGAAAATAAAGTATCACAGTTTCAAAAAACTTTAGCTTTAGATTTAAAAAAGACTAATGAAAAAGATAATGCTGATAAAAAAGCTTTAGAGGAAAAAAGGTTAAATGAATTAAAAGCTTTAGAAATAAAACTAACTAATGAACTAAAAACTTTAAACGCTCAGGTAAAAAAGGAAAATTCAGAATTAGCAAAAAAACTTGAAGCTGATATATTACAAGCTCAAAAAAATCAAATTGCTATAAAAAAGCAGTTAGAGGAAAAGGCTAGATTAGAAAAATTAGATGCTGAAAAGAAAGCTTTAGAACAACAAAAAGAAGCTGAAAGAAGAGCGTCACAACCTGAAAAAGATTATAAAGCTAATTTATCTGAGCAAAGGCAAGTTATTGCTGAAATAAATAGTTTAGTACATGGTTTTAAAAATGCTATTAATGCTTTTTTTGCTGCTATAGGTTCTATTGTTACTGATAACCCTTTTATAGCTTTTTCTCGTGAGTTTGAAAAAAATATGTATAATATGCAGTCTATAGCATTAGAAAGTACTGATAACTTTAAAATGTTAGGTAAAGCTATTATAGATATTGCTAAGACTAATCAATATAGTGGTTTAGTAAGTTTATCAGAAAGTCTATATCAAGCTTATTCAGCGGGCTTTAAGTTGGCTGATGCTTTAACTTTGGTTAGTGAAGCTGATAGGGGGGCTTTGGCTGGTCTTACAGATAGTAAAACTGTTTTAGATGCCTTAGTAGCTGTAATTCATGCTTACGGTTTAAATGTTGGTGATGCTTCAAGAATTAACAATATTTTCTTGAAAACTGTTCAAGATGGTATTATTACCATACCACAATTAACAAGATATATAGGTCAAGCCGTTACAATTTCTCCAGAACTATCGCTAAGTTTAGAAAATATTACGGCGGCGTATGTCAGTATGACAAGACAGGGCTTAAATGCAGCAGAAACAACAACAGCTATTAACTCAGTATTAAAAACATTTTTAGACCCAAGCAAAGAAGCTGCTAGTTATGCAAAAGAATTAGGTATTAATTTAAGCTCAACCGCTTTTGAAGGAAAGAACTTTGCTCAAGTAATTTCAGAAATAGCAAGTAAAGCTGATGAAGATTTAATAAGTAAAATCTTTGGTAATATAAGAGCTGTAAAAGGTTTCTTTAAATTAGCTAAAGATGAAGGTGCTTTATTTGAACAATATTATAATGAAATGCTACACAATGTTAATAATAATGTTGAAATGGCAGCTGAACAACAAAGATTAAGTTTTGACCAAGTTTTAAATAGATTAAAAGTAACTTGGGAAATTGCTATGCAAGGGATAGGTCAATCTTTCCAAGATGGACTTAAGCCTATTATAAATGGTTTAAATGGATTGGTTGCTAATTTTAATGATTTATCAGACGCTAGAAAAAATGTAGTTAATGGTTTAATTCAAGTTGGTGTATATGTTGGAGCTTTAACTGTTGCTATAGGTTCATTGGTTTTTGCTTTTATGAGTTTAAATTTTGCTAGCAAGTTATTGGCAGGAAGTTTTTTATTTCAACCTATTACATGGGCGGCTCTTGTTGCTGGTGTTAACTCTTTAACAGTTTCCTTTCTATATTTTGGTGCAAGTGTTGCTTTAATGAATCCTTGGATATTAGCTTTATATGCAGCATTAGCCGCAATAGCTCTTTTGTTACCTTCTCTTAGTGTTTTGTATCGTGAGTATTGGGATAGTGTAAATCAAGATGCTCTTGAAACTATAGAAAACCAAAAAACATATACAGAAAATTTAAAAGAAATTATAGAATTAGAAAAAAAACGTATACAACAAGGTAATTTAAGTTTAGAGGATAGAAAAAAACTAGCTTTAAGTTATAAAATGTCAGCTAACGATAGCGATAATCCTGAAATGAAAAGTAAGTTTAATGAAAAATACAATGTTGAAATGGAAGGGATTAAACAATATAAAGAAACAAAAGAAACAAAAGAAAAATTAGATAAAGAAGAAGCTGATAGACAAATAGAAGCTTTTAAAGAATTAGAAACTAATAAAGCAAATATTAAAAAAACTATTGATGAGGCTTTACTATCACAAGAAGATTTTAAAAGAAAACAGTTAGCTGAAAAGTTTGATAAAGAAAACTCAATACTACAAAATTCTTTAACATCTCAACAATTAAAAGATAAACCAGAACAATACAATGAGGTTTTACAATTAATTGAAAAATTAAATGAAGCTAGAAAACAAGCTGAAATAAAACTAGAAAATGAATTAGAACAAGCTAGAAAAGACGCAGAAGAAAAGAAAGTTAAAGAACTTGAAAAAGCTGATGCTGATGCTTTAAAGAAAATAGAGGAAAAATGGGATAAAATAATTAAAAAAACAGAAGGTCATTTAAAAACAATAGCTAAAATTTCAAATGATGCCGATGTATCAAAACAACAAGCTAATAGATTTCTTATGTATGGATTAGTTAGTGATGGTAAAGTTTTAGACGGTAAAATAAAACAAGCTGAAAATTATGCAAATAAAGCTAAAGAAATTTCTAAATTATTTGGTGAAATTCCAGCTTATGAAACAGCCGATTTAGCCTCAAAAACAGAACAAAAAGAAATATCAGATTTAAAAAAACAAAATAGAAAACTAGATATTGAAAGTGATATTAAAGCACTTAAAACTTATTATGATAAAGAAAAAACTTTATTAGAAAATAATGCAAAAACAAAAAATCAAATAGAATATATTCAACTTAAAGAAAAAATAAAGTTAAATGAAAATGCAGCTAGTTTAATTGATTTATTAATAAAAAAAGGTGGATTGTCACCTAAACAATTAAATGAACAAAAAGAATTAAAAACTAAATTTTTAAATGAATCTAAAGAGTTTGAATTAAAAGCTATGGATATTTTAGAAAAAGAAGTTAAGAGTAGAAGAGATAAAAGCATAGTAGATGATTTAAAAGATATAGATAAAAGAGAAAAATTAAGAACTCTTTCAGAACTAGAAGCTAATAAAAAAAGACAAGATATTATTTTAGAAAAAATTCAAGCTTATCAATGGGATATTGAAGAAATTGAAAATAAAGGTAATGCTATTCAATCAGGTATTGAAACTGATGCTTATAAACAAGCTAAAGATAAATTAGAAAAAGCTTTAGAAGAAAGGTCTAATTTAAAAATTACAGAAACAACTATTTTAGAAAAAGAAAATGATAAGCAAATAGCTAATGAAAAATCCAAGCTAGATAGAATTGTAGCTTTAACAGATAATTTTGCTAGTAAATTAGGTGCGGTAGCTGATTCTTTAAAACAAAATAACAATGGCTTAATTTCTTCTTTTGGTAGTTTATTAGGTGTGGCTAGTGGTAGTTATGCAACTGCTAGTGGTTATTTTAAAAATATAACAGATATTGAAAATAATCCTAATTTAACTAAAAAAGAGAAAAGAAGTGCAATTTCAGGTACTGGTAATGATTTAATGACTTCATCTATTATTAGTACTATAGGTGAAAACTTGCCTAAAATAATTGATAATACATCAGTGTTTTATGAAAAATTAGATAACTTAAATAAAGTATTACTTACTAATTCTACTAGTTCTAAAGAGTTTCAAACAAGCTTAAAAGGAATTAATGAAAGTATAAGTGATAATATGAAAGCTATTCCCGGCTTTGGTGAAATGCTTTCAAAACTTACTAGACAAGTTACTGATTTTTTAGGTGTCACTGATTCAGAAAAAACAAAAGCTAAAAATAAAACTATGTTAGATTTAGAATACCAGTTATTAAGTGATAGATTAAAAATCAATAATGAATATATTTCTAATACCAGATTAGTTTTAGATAAAGAATTTATTCAAAAGAAAGAAGCTTTAAAAAAGCAAGGTTTAGATGTTGAAGAATTTAACGCAATGTTAGAACTTTTAGAACTAGAATATTATGCTAACTCATATAAGATTAAAAATGAACAAGAACAAAAATTAAATGATTTACATAAGGAATATGAAAGTTTAAGGTTAAGCTCACTTGATACTCATTTATCAAGAATGGAATCTATCACACAAGATTATGTAAATACTGAGTATGAAATTTGGAGTCAACATCTAGACGGTTTAATAACTTTAGCTGAAGCTGAGGAAAAAATAAGACTAGAAGTTTTAAAATCTCAAATAGCATTAACCAAAGAAATTAATACAGAAAACCAATTAAATATTGAGTTGGCTTATGAACTAGAAAAAGCAAAAATAGAAGCTATGGAGGATTCTTTAGATAAAGAAAAAGCTTTATTATTATTAGAAACTGAAATGAAAGCTAATCAAATTAGTAATTTAACTTTGAACGAGTCACAACTCCAAACTAAAAGGGAAGCTGCCGAGATTGAATACTTAACAAAGTTAGCTAAAATTAATCAAGAAGCTAGAAAAAAGATTCAAGATATTAATGAGAAGAATTATAAAGAAGAACTTAAAATCATTGATAAAGTTTATGGAGAAAAGAGAAAAAAGCTCCAACAAGAAGTTGATAAAGAAACTGATATTATTAAAAAAGCTCAAGATGAAAGATTAAAGTTACAAGAAAATAGAGAGTTAGACCAAGCTAGAAAAGAAAAATTATATAATGCTTTTACTGCTGATTTAGCTAAAAAGAAAAATGAATTATCAGCTAGTTTCTATAGATTAAATGAAGAAGAAGCTTCAAAAGGCAATGTTACTGTTTTAGATGCTGATGGGCTAGAGAAACAATTTAAAGGTTTTGAAACTGTTAGAAATGCCGTTTTAAATGATTTTGAAACTACAGCTATGACAGTTGATGAAAGAAATAAACAACTTACTCAAAATGCTTTGGAAGCTTTTTCATATTATCAAAATTTATTGAACTTGGAAACAGACCCTAATAAAAGAGTAGCTATCCAAGAAACCTTAAATAAATATCAAAAAGATTATTATGAATATTCAACAGATAAAGAAAAAGATAAAATAGATGAGGAAGAAAAACAAGCTAGTAAAAGATTAGATATGAAACAAAAAGAATTAGATACTGCTTATGATTTAGAACAAGAACAAATTAATAACTTGAATAAATTATACTTAGATAGTGCAAATGTTTATAAAACTGCTTTTATTGAAGCTTCAAGGGAGTGGTTAGCTGGTGTTAAAAATGGTTTACTAAGTAATGATTTACAAGCACAATCAGAAGTTATTCAAGCTGCTAATAACTTATTTCAAAATAAAACAGAAGCCCAAAAATATATAGGTTCTAGTAGTTCAAGTACAAGTCAAAGCTATAATAATACTAGTGGAGTTTCTAGTAATTATGTTTCAGGTTCTAGTGCAACTGGTACTACTCCAACAAGTTCAAGTAGTAACTCATATAGCAATCCTTATGCTACTAATCCGTTAAGTGGTACTCAACAAAGTAGCAATCCTTACACATCTTCATATAATTTAGCTACTTTAGACACAGACCAAAGAAAAGCTTTATTAATAAAATATTTAGCTCAACAAGACCCAACACATACAGAACAATATTATTTTGATAAGTATTTTTATTATGATTTACCTACTTTAAAAAGCATTGTTCAAGAACGTGGCGTTAGTTACCTTATACCGCAATTTGACCAGTTTAAAGATGGTGGAGTTGCTAATAAACCTAGTATTTTTGGTGAAGCGGGAGCTGAGGCAGCTTTTAATTATCCTCAAATGGTTAAAATGTATGATTATATTATCAAGACTACTGGTAATCCTATTAATAATAATTCTAGCACTATAATAAATATGGGTGGTATTCATATTCAGGGAACTAATTTAGCTGATGCTGAGTTAGTGGCAAGTGCTGTAAATCGTGAGTTTAGAAACTTTGAAAATAATATCAGAAGGTCAAAATAATGTTATATACTGCTGATATTGATATACATATTTTTTATAGAGCTTTTGGATCTGATACTTGGCTTGATGTTGGACGATTTGTTGCAAGTGATAGTTTACCTAGTTTTTCAGAAAATGATAAAAGCTCTTTTGCTCAATCAAGTTTTAAATTAATAAGCCCTAAAGATTTTGATAATAATTATATAGTTCCAAAAGTAGGCGATGATATTTGTATTACTACTGATAATAGCAAAACTGAAATTTTAGGTAATGGTAACTGCTATGGGAAAATCTTAAGAATTAATTCTACAATTAAAACTTGGGATTTTGAAGTGTCACCTCCTACTCCTAAAGGTTGGGAATATGATATAACTATTGAGCAAAGAAACTTTTCAAGATATTATTTTAAACAAGAACAACCATTATTAAATCAAAGTTTATCTACTTTATTAGATTTAATTTTAGCTAATAATACCAAAGGTTTAGGTGGTATTATCAATGGTGAAACTGTTAATAAATATATTCTTGAAAGTGATGATATTAATATACCTTCTTTTGTTGCCGAGGGTGCTATAATTGATATTTTAAATCAGTTACTTGATGAAGTTGGCTTACAATGGAAAGTAATTTCTTTTGTAGAACCTGAACCAACTAACATATTAAATGTAGTTTCTACAATATTAATTTGGTAAAATAGAAACATGGGAATATATACAGCGGTTAGTGACGATTGGAATATAGGAATTAATGACAGTACTATTTTTAATGGTATTATCAAAAACACTAATTACAATGAAACTAACCAAGAAAAAACATATTTAATAGCTGATAAAGATATTTCTTTTGATGTTGATATGGAAACTATTAAAAATTATCAAATATTAAAAGGTTTAATTTCAGATAGTAATGATAACCTAACAAGAAAAGAATTTATTCAAAAAAATAACCAAGATACTTTTAGTGTTGGTAAAGCTTTTGATATTGTTTATGTAGCTAGACATATTTTAAGCAATATTGAACAAGTTAACTCAACTACTGAATTTAAAATAAGTGCTAGTGCTGCAAATAAAATTGAAAATTATGATAAAGTAAAATTAAATGATAATGGTTTAGGTGGTCAATTAGTATGCTTAATAACTGATTCTACAGGTACTGAATATATAAGAACTTTTACCATAAGTAGCAGTATTTTAACTATATCAAGTGCTATAGGCTCATTGGCAGTTAATAATCAATTTGAGTTAATAAATGGTTTTGATATTTTAAAAGAAGGTTTAGAACAAACCATAGGTTATCCAGTGGACGGATATGTTATCAAGCATATTAAATACAATGAAGATTGTTATATTAAATTCCCTAAATATGATATTCCTAACCCTTCAGATAAAATAGTTATTTACTATAAAGCTCTTAGAGATACCAAACAAGAATATATTTACCAAGATTCTATTGATAGATATGATTTTGGATTATTAGAGGAAAACATAGACTTTCCTTTAACAGTTGAAGAATTATCACTAGTAAAAAATGAATTAGATAAGTTTTTAGTACCAAAAAAAACTATATCTTTAACAACATATAGACCAACAGTAGCGAAACTTAACTGGAAAATACCAGTTAATGTAACTGATTTTACCGATGGTTTAGAGACATTTACTGTAACAAGTGTAGACCCTAATTATAAGTTGCCGTATGGTCAAAAGGTAGGCTATCCACATATAGAACAAAAGGTAACTTTATCAAATTATACTGATGATTTAGTAAAACTTTTAGCTAGATTAAAAAATAAAAATAAAGCAAAAATTAATGAAACTACTCAAATTGCAGAAAATAAAAAACAGGCAACAAATATAGTTTTAGCATTTACGATTAGTAGTTTTGCTGGTATTGAGTCAACACCTCCAACACCTTCAACTTTAGAATATACTTATTTAAGCTATACAAAGGGAGGTTATTGGAATTTTTCAGAAGGTAGTAATATAACTACTGATGATAAAATAAGTACTAACCAAGTTATGATTATAAGTGGTACTCCTACTATTACCGCTGATGCCACTTATGGTAATTATTATATTGATTTAGATAATAATAGTAAGTATTGTACTATTACAAGTAATTCAGATTTACAAAGTACAACTACTTACACATTTAAGATTTTATTTAATTTAAATCAAGTAAAAGGAGCTGGGGTACAAACTTTATTTAGGAAATACAATGGGGTATCAGTAGGAGCTGCTGAGTGGGATTTAACTTTTGTAAATGGTAATTTAGTTTTAACAATGTATGAAAATGGAGGTTTACCAGTTGGTTACTATCAAATAACTACTAGTTTTACTTTCTCAAGTGGTATTGATTACAGCTTAATTTATTCAGTTGATACTGTCACTGATTCAGTTACTTTGGTAATTAATCAAACAACAGTTAGTTTTACTGTTTCAACTGGTGGATTGTGTAAAGATATAAGTGCTATATCAACTTGGAATAATGCGAGTAATTCAATAGAAATAGGTAATTACAATGGTAATGCATCTTGGAATGGTGACTATATACTAAAACGATTTGAAATATTACCAGATGTCTACTTAAATGATACACAAGCAAAAGCTGAAAGTGCTATTTTTGGCTTATAAGGAAAAAATGAAATGGGATTAAATAAAGTTTGGTTATATGATAAATTAGATACTATTTTAAGTGAAATTACTCATGTGGCTTTTTTTCTTGAAAAAGATTTGTTTAGCGATTTATCAGATGATATTAGTACTAAACATGAAATAGGACGTGTAGCTGTCACTCCAACACGATTAAATGAAGTGATTACAATTAACTATGATATTGGCTCTAGTATTGCTAATTGCCAAAGTTTTACAGTAGTAACAGCTACCAGTTTAACAGAATTAGAATTAAGTGCTGTGACTGCTTTGAGTACTGGTGATTTAATAGAAATTGATTTAGGCACTGGTCAAGGTTTTAAACAAGTAAAAATTACAAATATAACTGGTAGCAATGTTACTTTTACTCCAAGTTTGCCAAACTTACCAAGTGTTGGAGCTACCGTACATCAAATGATAGGTCAAAGAGTTTTAATTAAAAGTGGTACAAGTTCAGCAAATACAGGAGCTATGATATATAATGAGTTATGGCAAAAATATAAATCTAGTGCTATGAATATAACAGGTAATGTAATGACATTCAAAGGAGTTGGTAATTAAAATGGGTATAGTTAATTCAGGAGATTTATTCCCAACTAACCAAAGTTTAACTACTTTAGCTGATGTTTTAAATATGTTGCCTAATTTAATTGCTAATTTGGAAACATTAAGAGCTTACGGTTTAGGGGTTAACACTGTTTATAATTCAGTTTTATCAGTTATTGCTGATAAAACTTTAAACACAACAGGTCAAACTAAACAAGTTTTAGCGGTAACAAGTGCGGCAAGCCCCGGAGCAATAACAATTAATTTACCATTACCTCAAGACTGCCCAAGAGGTTCAGAATTTTTATTTTATGATGCTTCAGGTAATTGTAATACATATAATATAACTATTGATTTAAATGGTAATGAAGTTGATGGAATCTCTACTGATTTAGTAATGACAGCTAATTATGGTAAGGTTTGTTTAATATGTATAGAAACTGGCGATATATCTAATCCAGCTAAATTTGTAAGAACTATCTAAAATGTCAATAACAAATTTTTTATCAAACATCAGTCATTACATAAATAAAAACTTTTCATTACAGGAAGTTTTTAATAAAAATGTAAAAGAAACTTTAGCTACTAGTATATCCGTTATTAATAATATTAGTAAAAATACTACAGGTTTTGAAAATTTAATAGATAGTGAATTAGATTTTGATAATGATACTAAAGTCTTTAGTATAACTCCAACATTAACATCATATAAAATATATAGAGATGGTACTGAGTATATAATTAGTACTGCAAAAACAATAACATTACCTAATACTACCAACGAATATTTTATTTATTTTGATTCTAACAATGATTTAGCTTATTTAACAATTTTTGATCCAAGTCTTATTTTTGACGATGTCTATGTAGCAGTGGTTCACTACAATGCTAGTCAAGGAAAAATGCTAACTGATAAACCATGCGATGAACGTCATGGTATAAGCATGAGTAATGCAACACATTATAATAAACATTTGTCTGAAGGTGCTGTATGGATAAATGGTTTAGACTTAACAGGCTTTGTAATAGATGGTGATGGATCACTGGATTCTCACTCACAATTTACGGCAGAAAGTGGGATTTTTTTTGATGAAGATATTATCCATGAAGTACCAAGTTATAGCCAACTAGCAGTTTTTTACCGAACTGGTACAGAATGGAAAAGTAAAACGGCTGATGCTTTCCCATTTATTTATAATGGAACAGTAGGCTATACAGGTACTAGAATTTGCTTTAATGAAAATGTTGCTGGAAACTATCAACTAACAGAAGTTACCAATGATTACTATATACTACTTCACCCATACGCATTGAATAGTAAGCAAGTAGGGGTATTTCTTGGTATAAATCAATATGCAACACTAGAAGAAGCAAGGGCAGGGGCAAACATTGAGCTAACTACTTTTAACGGCTTACCATTTCAAGAATTTGTTAAAATTGGTAGTGTAATTGTAAAATGTTCAAACTCATTTACCAATACTCACAAAGTAGCCACAGTCAGCACAGATTTAGGACAAAACTATGTAGATTTTAGACGTTCATCAACACTAAGTATAATAAATGCTGGTAGTGACCATGTACATAGTCAATACTTAACAGAAGCACAGGCAAACACTTTATATAGTGTAGTTGGTCATAGTCATGTAAATATTTCAGGTAATGCGGCAACAGCAACAGCATTACAAACACCTAGGACTATAAATGGAGTAGCTTTTGACGGTACAAGTAATATCACAATTACAGCGGTGGCGGGTTCTCACGCTTCAACTCATGGAAGTGCTGGAAGTGATCCTATAAGTATTGATGCTAGTCAAATAACATCAGGAACTTTTCCAGAAACACAATTAAATGTAATTACCAAAGGCGGCTTAATTACCTCAAATGGTACTAATAATTTAATTTTACCAGTAGGAAGTGATAAAAAAATTCTTTCTGCTGATAGTCTAACAACTGAAGGAATAACCTATAAATATCTTTGTGAATTGTACGATCCCAAATATTATATAAAATTTGAAGATGATTTTGTGGGTGATGGTGCTAACTGGTCAGTAACAACCACAGGGGCAAACACAGGTATATTGTTTCAAAATACTAGCACTCAAGTACATGAAGGTATAGTAAGCTTACAAACTGGTACTACTGCAACTGGTCACACTAACATAACTACTAATCTACAAGGTTTTTTGCTTGGTAATGGTGTAAGATTTTTTGAATGTAAAGTAATGTTCCCTATTTTATCAGTAGTAGGTCAATTATATCTTTCTAGATTTGGATTTGGTGATCATGGTGGAACGGTAACAACTGAGCATAACCAAGGTGTCTATTGGGAATACAATTCTGCTAACTCTCTTAATTTTGCTTATGTGTCTGCATCTTTTGCAAGTAGAACAAGAGTTTTAACAAGTACCCCAGTAGTAGCGAATACTTGGTATAGACTAGGATTTTTAGTAAATGCTACTGCAACTTCAATTTCTTTCTATATAAATGGAGTTTTGCAACCTACTCCAATAACTACAAACATTACCACCACTGGATTAATGGGCTATAACATAGATTTAAGAAAAACTTCTGGCAACACTTCAAGATTAGCTCATGTAGATTTTTATAGAAGTTTTAAATTATTTACTACAAGGACTCCATAATGAAAACAATAGTAAAAAATTTTGCTGAAAATAACGAATTTAATTACCCTACTACATTTATTGAAGAGGTAAAAAGTATAGATGATAATGAAACTTTTTCTAGTGAATGGGTAGAACTATCAGAAAGTGAAATAAATGCTTTAAATAATAGTCAAGCACAGCAAAAACAAGAATTATTTTATCTTTATCAAGAGCAACAAATACTAAATACAACTTTTCTTATCTCTAATAGTCAAAATACACAGGATTTATATTCAGATTATAATATAATAGCAAAACATTTAGGATTAGAAAAAAGATTTACTTATAATCAAGATAAATTAATAGAAAAAATAGAATATATTGATACTAGTAATAATCAAGAAATATTATTTATAAAAGAAGAAAAAAACTATAGTGATGATATAGATCCTCTATATTATTGGGAATATACAAACATTTATTGGTATACAAAAGCAAATACAATAGGTTATTCAATTTTAGATTCAATAGGAAAGAAAAGGTTAAAATAATGGAAATAAAAACAGGGCTTGAAAGTCTTGATAGTAATTTAGCACAAGATTTAATTAAATTTGTTCAAGATGGTTTACTTGCTTTTGTGAACCATGAACCAGAAACAATAATAAAACTTTTACAAGATGGCTACCGTATAGTAGACCATTTCCAAGGCTTTGACCAAGCTATTGATAAATTGATACTAGAAACTGTAATCCCTAACCTAGTAAACGATTTCTTGCCTAAAGTTAATGAGAAAATAATTAAAAGCATAGAAGGGAATGTATAACCATGTATAAGCCTAAACATTTTATTACTCAAGAGTTTGTGCCACCTGACGTTTATAAACAATATGGTGAAAAATCATTAACTTTGCTTGACCTTAATTTATTATTGACGGCTGATTTAGTAAGAGAATTTTTTAACAAACCTATGACTATAAATACTTGGCATTTAGGCGGTCAATTTTCACAGCGTGGATTTAGACCTAAAACGTCAACCGTTGGCGTGATAAATAGTCGCCATCGCATGGGCGATGCCTTAGATTTTGATATTGCTGGTTTATCTGCTGCAACAGTAAGAAAAACTATCCTAGCTAATAAAAATCATAATGCCTTTAAATACATTATGAGAATGGAAGACTTAGTGAATTGGGTTCACATTGATTTGAAACCAACAACTAATCGTATTTTATTATTTAATCCTTAATGTTAAATTTTTAAGCTAAAACCAATGGAAAGTATTATAATAAAACTAAATAGCTGTAAAATTGTTTTTAAAATTAAAGAGGTATATTTTTTATGAACCCATTAGGTTTTATTTTATCGTTAACTTATGAATTTATTATAGGTTTACTAAGTGGTTTAGCTGGTGGTAGCTTGCAAGATGTTTTTAAATATTTAAGTAGGTTATGGAAACATATATAGAATGAAAGGGAATTATGAAACAATTTTTTATGGAAATTATAATAAAGATAATATTATTGTTAATTATTCCCTTAATTTTATTCGATATTTTAATGAGATTTGAATATAATAGTCTATCTAAGTATTCAATGATTTTAGGTTTTATACTCAATCCATTATTTAAAGCTTTAGCAGAACCTAAGATTAAAGAAGTTCAAGAAAAGTTAAAAGAAAGAAGAATTAAAAAAACTCTTGCTAAAAAGAACAAAAAGAAGTAATATAAATATATCTACATTCTTTTAATAAATGGACGTTTGCTAAAAGTTACCTGTAAGGTAGTAGAAACTAAATAAGCTTTGTAAGTAATTAAACTTATTTGTGACTAGGTAAGAATTAGTTATAAACAGATCTTAAACCCTGTAAGGGATATAATATTTTTCCTTCATCTTTGGTACTTCTTAGGTAGAAAAGAGCTAGTTTAATTCTCTAGCTCTTTTTTGCTATCTAGCCATAACTTCAATTAATTTATTAATAGCTTCTGTTTTTTTATAAAATATTTGAACATCTGTTTTTTGGGCGTGTTCATCTAAATAGCTTTTTGTTCTTTTTTTGTTAGAGTAGAAAACAATTATATTTTTAAATTCAGGCTCTAAAAGGTTTATTTTTTCCTCTAGTTCTTTACGAGGTATTATTAATACAATTTGGTTTGTATCTACTTTTTCTAATTCATCTAAAGCATCATCTTTAATTCTATAAAAAAATGTTTGTTTAGTAGCTTTAATTTTTCTATTTAGGTTAGGTTTACCCTCTTCAATTAGAGTTTTTATACTTTCATGTAGTTTATCTGGTGGTTTATGACTTACTATAAACTGTAAATCATTCTTTTGTTTATGGAATTGTATTCGATGAAATAAGCTAAACTTAAAAAAATATTCATACAAGCATCTAAAAGCTTGTTCTTGGCTGTCTAATTGTGTAATTTTAGTTAATACTTTCATTGTTTTATAATCCTTAGAATATAAATATTAAGTAAATTATATACTAAAAGTATTTATAATAAAATATTTCTTCATTTCTTCATTTGCTCTAAATAAAAAAAAGCTCTCTATTTCTAGGGAGCTAATTTTATTTAGAATTACTTTATTATTTCCAACTTACATAAATTTTAGTTTGTGTATTTGGACAGATGCAAACATTATCTAAAACCACTAAATGTAAATGATTAAAACTACAAGCTGAACAATTAGTTACCGATATTTTTCTTATTTGCATTTTTTACTTCTTTACGTAGATGTCTACTGATTCAGAATAATAACCGTTTGATTCACCTCTCCAAGTTAAAGTAACAGTACCTTTTACTGTAGATATATTATAAAATGTCCAAGTAAGACTACCATATTCAATATATTCTGAATTTGAGGTTTCCTCAGCAGTTCTTTTATAATAATGTGAATTATCAATAATCAAAAGCATATTAACCAGTAGTAGCTTATATCCTAGAGATAAGATAGATAAATAGTTTATAGTAATAAATGTTAGAATAAAAATAGGTCAATGACCTAAAGTAATAAAAGTTTTCTGCTGGAGTTGCTGGAGCTGGAGCTATTGAAAAACTTAAATAATCTAGTTAATAGGTTTAATTTGTTGTGGGAATATAAAGAGGGTTGAAAGGTTTGTATAGTGGGCGTTATAGAATAATAAGGGTAAGTAAGCAATGAAGTAAATACCATGTAATAATCAAATAAATAATAATAATCTCATATCAAATAAAGTAACCTATAACCAAGTGATAACAATAGTTTCAAACAATCCAAGTAATAACCAATAATCAAGATAACAGATATTAACAGTAATTGAAAGTAAATAATAGAATAACTTAGTTTGAATATAAATACAAAGTAAATCTAAACTGATAAAGTATTAAATAACTATTGCTATCTATCATGTATTATGTAATAATAAATATATAGACAAATTAAAAAAGCCAAAAAAGGCTAGGAGTTAAAAAGATGAGTAATTTACTAAATGTAGAAAATGACTTTTATTATGGAATAGGTGACAGAGTATCAAGCACAATAGAGATGTTTCCAAAAGAAAAAAGAATAGAGTTAACTTTTCAAGATGGTACACATTTTTATCAAAAAAATTATAGTTTTTCTAATACAAAAAAAGCTCATTGGTTTTGTAATAGAATTGTTAGAGATTTTAAAAAAGCTACTAAAAGAAATGCCTGTAAACATTTTGGTTACTATGATTCAATAAATAAAAATAGATATGAGTTAACTTTAATCTACAAAAGTAATCCAAGTCTAACAGATAATTAAATTATTTTTATCCTACCATTTTTTGATGGTAGACATGAGAATAAATTATAGTAGAGGTAATAAGATGACTAAAGAACAAAAAGCAATTATTGCTAGTAATCAAGTTGACATGTTCCAAATTGTAACAATAGACGTTCAAGTTAAAACAGTTGAAAATAAGATAGTAACTCAGTTAGCATTATTTAGTTAGGAGTAAACTAATGGATTATAACGAACTAGAATATTATGAAGTAACTGAGCTAGTATGAATTTAAAAATAAACAAGTTGAACAAAAGTATTTTAAACAAAGTTAAGAAGTAAGGAGTTAAATTATGAAAAGTTTAGAAGGATTAACCTTAAATGAAAAAATAACCTTTAAAGGTTTAATAGCTGCTATAGATAACTATAATGGCATTAATGGTAAGTATAACCAATTAGTTATAAAAAAAGTAAGTACTGATAAAAGAGTGGATATATTTCAGGAGCTTAAGTTACTGAAAAAACAAAGCTTCTACTATGAAGGTAAAATAAGACAATTTGAACTAGATAAGCACTATGAAACTCTAAAAATAGAGCGTGAAATAGAAAAGTTAAAAAGAGAAAAGTTTCAAGCTTTGAAGTTTCAAAACAACAAAAAAGATACTACAACTATGACAATTAAAGAACTAGAAGCTTACAAAAAAGAAGTTCATTCATTTTTATTAAAGAGATTAAGTTTAGCTGATAATACTGAGATTATAGAAATTAAAAAAGAACTTTCTTTAATTGAAAAAATGATTAAGAAAGTAGAAAGTAAAATTTTTACATTAAGAGCTAAATTGCTGCTTTGTTAATTAGTAAATTGATTTTATACCTTGAATAGTTCTTTTGAAACTATTCAATAATAAGAACAAATTATTAGATTAAGGAGTACAAAAAATGATTAAAGAACTTAAAGAACTTTTTGAACAAGTAGAAACAACTTTGTTAAGCTACAAAGCTAAAAAGATTATAACCATAGTAAAGCATGATACAACAAAAGAACTTTTTAAAAGCATAATACAAAGAGATATTTTAGAGTTTAATAATGAATCTTTTGAAACTGAGTTTAACAAGCTTTGGTTTAACATGAGTTATCCTCTTTATTACAGCAATAAAGACTTAGTAATCAATAAATAAATTATTTTAACCTTGTGGATAGATATAACCTAACTATCCACTTCTTAGAATAAATTATAATAAGGAGTAAAAGTAATATGAAAAGTATTATTACTAAACTACAAGATATGAAACCTTTGTATCTTGATAGTAACCAAGAAAGCTACATCATGAAGTTAGAAAAGGGTAAATATCCATGACTAAAAATGTAATGAGTGCTTTACTTCTTGCAAAAAAAGAAGTTACAAACATTTTAGAAACAATTAACCAAGTTATTAACTTTTCAATCCAAGCTTTAGATTATAGCTTTACAGTTATTACAGCTCTTATACTTAGCTTATTTTTTAGCAATAAAGAACAGATTGAAACTAACAAGGATAGTATAGAAACTGTTTTAAGCTTATCAAAAAATGTACCTAGTGTAAAAAGATTCTACTTTGTTTTAAAGCTAGTAAACCTTAGTTTTATAACATATCTAGTAACTATAAAAGGTATTGATAACTTACTTATAGGATAAGTTTAAATTTAGTCAAGCAATTTAAATTTTATCTTAAGAGCTAAAACAAGTTTTTAAAATAGAGTTTAACTCTAAAAATTATAAGAAGTATAGGAGTAAAAAAAATGTTAGAAAAAATACCAAGTAACAAAGAAGAAATTGAAAGCTTAGAAAAAATAATCCAAAAATTAATAAACCTAAAAAAAGAAATTGGAAACAAAAAATTTAAAGCTAGTGGTTACTCTCAAGTATTAGCAGTTAAAATAACTCACCTTGATAGCTACTATTGTTAAGCTTATAGGCAGTTAAAAAATTCGCTCAGGTGATTCATATTATTAAATTAAGAGGTGTTTAAGATGTCAATTATGATTTGTAGTGATGTAGTTATAGATAAAATTGTTTATGGCTTTGATAAGTATGTAAAAACTATCCAAGATAAAAATCTTTTTGGTAAAGCTGTTTTAGAGTTAAATGTTTTTGCTTTTAATGCAAAGTATAAAGAATCTGTAAAGGTGATAGATTATACTTATAAAGAACCTTTTTTTAGTAAAGAGGATAGAGTTGTTATTGATAGCTGTGTAGATACTTGGATATACCAACTAGATGACGTTTCAGAAAAAAACTTTATCTTATCACAAGTTAAAAAGTTAAAAGATGTTTTAGGCGTTAAAGGTAATTGTTTAGATTTAGATTTTGTAGAAGAAACTAAAGAAAGCTTTGAAGCTAGTAATAAAACATTAACTGAAAAAGTGATAAATATTCAAGCTAGAATTTTAAAAGAAACTAAGATTGATAAGAAGCTTAATCCAGCTAAAAAAATAAGACGCGATGTCTTTTTAAAAGAGCTTTTAGATGATAAGTTTTTAGTAAGATGTAGATATAAGTATACAGATGATTATTATTATGATGCATCCGTTAACAATCATACACAAGATAGTTTTACTAACGCTTTAGGTACTTTTGAATATACAAAAGAAAAAACTGATAAAAGCTTAGAGGACTTAAAATGGTATATACAAGCTAGTTCCGTTTACTGGTCACATGATAAATCAGATATTATAAATGTGAGTTTTGCAAGTTGTCAAAGTTGGGAATTTAAATATAAAGATTTTAACTAGTAAAATAACCTAAGCAAGTTATAAAAAGGCTTATAGGTCTTATATTTTTTCGCTCAGGTGATTTGAAATTATGACAATACAGGACAATAAAAAAGTTTTAAAGCAATATATATACTTTGCAATAAAACCTAGTGAAATAAGCGAGTATAAACTTAAAGGCTGGATAGTTACCAGTCGCAAAAATGAATATGGTTTACTAGTAGTTACAAAGGAGAAATAGAATGAAAAAAGAAATACAAATGCAAGATGGTATTATGTTTATAAGAGAAAAAATAGATTTAATAAAGAAAGCAAAACCAAAGACAAAAAACCAGCTCCAAAATGAATGGGCAAAAAAAACAGGTTATAGACTAGCTGATAATAAAAAGCAAATTGTTATTGATTCAAAGGTTGCACAAAGCTTTAGGGATAAAGCAAAAGCTTTAAACTTAACTCAAAGCGAGTATCTCCAAAAGCTTTTGGAATGGTCAAATGGATAAAGAAAGACTAGAAAGTTTAATAATTGCTTTAAAAATGGTTAATAATGATTTTACAAACATAATTAATAGTTTTAAATATTTATCTAGTAAAATGACACCTTTTATTAAAGCTTCTCAAGATGAAGAATTTAAAAAACATAATGAAGCTATTGAAAATATAAAAAGCTCTATTTTAACAGCTTCTAAAAATAAACCTTTAGATTTACCAGCTATAGATAACAAATATCAAAAATGGTTAATTGATAGTATAAAGCCAGCTAACCAATCAGAAAAAGCTATAGTATTAAGTGACTTTCTAAAAAACTATATAAGAGAGTTAAAGCCTGAACCTTTAATGACGATGGTAAGCCCCACTTTATACAATACAATTAGTAACTTAGTGCTTTTGAATCGTAAAACTTCAATCTTTGATAAGTTCAGCTATAAAGAATTAAGTTGTGATATCTGCGAGAAGAAAATAAAAGATGAATTACAGGAAATGTTTAAAAAGTTCTTATAGGCAGTTAAAAAATTCGCTCAGATAATCTGAGCTTTTTTAGTTTATAGGCAGCTTATTTTTTAGCTCAGGTGATTTGACTTTTAAAATAATCAACTAGAATCTTTTTATCTTTTGACTTTAAATAATTTTTACTATTAATTAAATCAATTATAGAGTCATAAAACATTTTTAAAATATCATCAATAACAGAAATTTTTACTTCGTTATGTCTAATAGCTTTATTCATTTTATAACAAAAACTTTCTAAAATAGATAAAGCTATTTTATCACTTTCTTTATCATTAATTAAATCGTATAAAATTTTAGAGAAGTCTTTTATTTTAATCAATGGTAAGTTATTAATATCTCCTGGATATATATCTTCAAACTTCATATTTAAAAAACCATTATAATCAATATTAAATTCTAGTATCTTAAAGGGATTAGGATAAAGTATTCTTATGATAGCTTTTTGTGAATAGTTTTTAATTTGGTTTTTATTCATTCTACTTATACCTATAATACTTCACTTTGCAATTTTCACACAAAAACCT